ATGGAAGAGCACGTTTATAAAGGTGGCTCAGGGAATTTTGCTAACAATCCTGATCGCGCCAGAGAAGCCGGCAAAGCCGGAGGAAAAGTCAGTGGGGGTAACTTCCGAAACGATCCAGCAAGGGCCGTTGAGGCTGGAAGAAAAGGAGGCAAAATCAGCCTCAGACCAGCAGCAAAGGATGAGTAAAACGAGAGTGCTTGTTTGCCACGGACTGGCACCAAGATAATTATCGGCGTTTAGAGGATTACCTCATCTTGTTCTAAGAAAGCCATGGCATCAAGTATAGATGCCCATCCTGTTGACTTAGTTAAGGGGTAATTCAAAATCCGCATCCCATTGTGTAGGTAAATATCACAAGTTTTCGATCTGCCATCAAGTTTGATATCTTTAAACAAAGCTCGTGCTAATGCTTGATACTCTTTTCTGTCACTAATATTTAGGACGTCTAAAGCCGCGGCTGTTTTTATATCTCGTTCAACTTGCATGTCAGCCATAGAATTTTTTAATTGGCTTATTTCAGTCGATATCTCAGAAGCTCTTAGCGTTAACTCGCTAACGTCTGGAGCCAGCTCTATTGCTTTAATTATATTTTGAAGTTTTCCTGTTAACTCCATATGCTTTGCTGTCATAGAAATTAGAGCAGTTTCCTTTGAGAAACTCATGTTCATGGCAGAGGCACCATTTATGACGCCCGTGATTAAATAGCGATCTGTTAAGTCTCTCCTGACTGCCTCAGTAGTGCATCTATGCTGGCGGCGCATTGAACACACATAGTAGCCATAGCCCTTAGCACTTATTGCTGTCAATATAATGGCGTGGCCACATTGTTTACAATGCATTAGCCCTTTAAATATATTAATAAGATGAGGGTTAAAATTCAGATTTCGTCTACTTTCTGGCTCATAGCTAATACGCTGCACACGTTGAAAATCGTCCGAATTTATAATTGAAGGGTAGTAATCAGGGATTTCAATAACATCATGAACGGTTATTCGATGTGAAGGAACAAGATATCCTATGACTGCTTTTGCTTTAACAAGTCTCTCAATTGAGGCTGAATTCCATTGTGCAACTTTCCCTCGGAGATTTTCTTTTCCCTGCACATTTAGTGTTTGGCTTATTTTCTCAAAAGACATGCCATCAAGCCGCATTTGAAAAATATACCGTACAATCTCAGCCTTCTCTTCTATTACATCAAAACCATCACCTAAAAGGTTTACTTTCAACCAGTGCGGACAATGACGAGTCATGATTTTCCCCGTCTCTGCAGCCTGCTTACGCTTCTCAGCCCAGACTGCCCGCTGACGCTTTGACTTCATCTCACTTTCCTCATTTGCTCGTTGAGCAATGAGAATTGCTTTAATAATCGAGTAGGGATCGTCGAGAGAGTCACGGGTGTAATGTGTGCCATCACTCAACGTTACTACATCGATGCCTGCTTTGAGTATTGCCCTAAGACGCTCTGTCGCATCCCCTAATTTCTCGCGAGACAAGCGATCCAGGCTTTCTATAAGAAGTACGCTTCCGGCATCAATTAACTCTCTTTGGACTGCCTCCATGAATTCGGAAAATGCACCGGATATCGCGTGTTGGCCTCGATACGCGCTTAAGCCTAAATCTTCGAATGTCACTGGATCAAGGTAGTACTCAGAGTTTTGTTTTAGCCATTCCTCAATAAGTTTCTTCTGTCTTCTTACAGAATCACCCTGAACTTGCTGTAGAGAAGAAAAGCGTAAGTAAGCGATAGCCCTTTTCATAGTTTTCTCCGCTTAACGGGAATAACTAAATTATAGGTCGCGCATCCTCATATACGCATGTTACCTCATGAGTTACGACGCCCATCACCGCCACATCTTCCAACAGGTCATCGGTCAGGAACGCGCCATCGTCGGTAATGATGCGACGTGGGTGAATCATGATCATCGCCCATTCATACATGCCCGACATATCTATCAGCACAGTGTCACCGTTTACCGGGTAACGCTTCTTATCGACTATGCACCTGCGGCCCTTCAGCTCAACCATGCAGCAGTCGTTGCTGGTAGAAAGAATATGCTGCAGCGGCTGAAGCAGAAACGTCACTTCGCCACTGGCAGGTCCGACAGTCTGGTTGTGTATGCCGGCGACAACATTTCGCGCTTCATCTCCCAGGATTTCTGGATACCCTGTCCTGCAAACCATAATTTCCCCTTTCCGCTCTGGTTGAGGCCATCAACGACACGCATCAGCGATTCGCTGTTGGCCTGTGGTTTGAATTCGTCAAAGAGATTGAGTTGTGAGACGCCCTGACTGTAAAAGTCGCCCAGCATTACGCCTGCTTTCATATACCGGCACCCGTCGCGCCATATGTGGTCGAGCCCCTGCATGGCCACCCGGATGATGTCGCGCGTGTCGTTAGATGGCGTTAGCAGCCTTCCCATTGCCTGGTTGCCATAGAACACCTCTCCTTCAGCGTGCGGGCTGGTGCGGACGAACACCGCTACCTGTCGGCAATACTGGCGCTCACGCCTCAGCTTCTCAGCAGCACGTTCTGCGTACGAGCAAACCGCCTGGCGCATGTCCATGTACTCGGTGATGCGCGAACCGAACGATCGTGAACAGACAATCTGCTGTTTGGTCGGGGCGAACTCTTCCAGTTCGAGGCACGGCTCGCCGCGCAACTCACGCACCGTTCTCTCCAGCACCACATTGAAGTGCTTGCGGATGATGTAGGTGCTCTGCTCCGACAGGTCTTTGGCTGTGATGATGCCCATCGCGTTGAGCTTCTTACTTATCCGACGGCCGACGCCCCAGACATCCTCTACCGGTACCAGCGCCATTAGCTTTTTCTGCCGATCGATGTTCGACAGGTCGACGACGCCGCCGGTCTGCTTCCACTTTTTAGCAGCGTGATTGGCGAGCTTGGCCAGCGTCTTGGTTTGTGCAATGCCGACTCCAACGGTCAGATGCGTGTCTCGCTTTATTCGCTCCCGCACCTCGCGGCCAAAGTCTTCCAGTACACGGCAATTACGAACGCCGGTCAGGTCGAGGAAGGCTTCGTCGATGGAATATACCTCCACCGATGGCGCCAACTGCTCCAGCGTCGTCATAACCCGGTTGCTCATGTCGGCGTAGAGCGCGTAATTGCTGCTGAATACGTGAATCTTGTGCCGGCGGATTTCATCTTTCAGTTTGAAGTAAGGCGCACCCATCGGAATTTTTAGCTCCTTCACTTCGGCGCTACGGGCGATTACACAGCCGTCATTGTTGCTCAGCACCAGAACCGGCTTACCGCGCAAATCCGGCCTGAACACAGTCTCGCAGCTGGCGTAAAACGAGTTCACGTCAACGAGGGCAAACATCACATGCCGCCATTTGGGTTGAACACCTGAAACGTGCGCTCCTCACCTTCCGCTGTCGAAATGTCGCGGAATACCGACTTATGCGCCTCGATCCACTGGTTAGCCTCGCGTGGCGTGTAATGCCAGTTGAGCCGCTCAAGCTCGCTAACGAAGTCGAGTGTTCTGACGGTGTACCGGCCAGCGGCATCACGTTTAATGGCAAATCTGAAAGCATCTTTGATTTCGTAGTCGCGGGGCATGGTTATCTCTCTCCCTGATAGATACTGTATATAAATACAGTAATATCGATCGGTGAGATTGATCAAGCTGCTCCGTTAGGGGAAATTGTAAAGCCATTGGTGGGTATAGGAATTTTTTTAACAGGTGTTGCGTTAGTGACTAAACTCTAATCATTAGCCCGCAGACTGCATGAAGATGGACGCGGTTTACAGCTGCCCCGTCGCCGGGGATTTTTTATATTGTATTAATAAAATTAAGTACTTGCTGGAAATTTATACAGTGCTTGTTAAGAAGATCCTTATTGATTCAACTGTAAAGACTTAGATGATAAGATTCATAAAATTTTCGAAAGGATTTCGTTGTGCCGATTGCAACCTTAAAAATTCAGGTTATAAAGTACGCTTTAGTGGGATTAGCGAACACAGCGATCACAGCAGTGGTTATCTTTGCATGCATGCATTCTGGCATGGGTGTTTATAGTGCAAACGCAGCAGGATATTTATGTGGGATAATTTTCAGCTTCATTGCAAATACATTATTCACTTTCTCTTCTAGATTATCACCTAATCGATTTGCTAAATTTTTATTATCATGCTTAATCTGCTGGGTTATAAATGCACTTGCTATAAAATTATTTTTGGTTGTTTATCCTAATGAGTTATATATCTCACAACTTGTAGGTATGGCTATATACACTCTCACTGGGTTTGTAATTAATAAATTATGGGTAATGAAATGAAGTATTTTGGTGTTGAGACTATCGTTAAAGACCGGTTGGACGAGAATGTCGTTTATAAACGAGCAATCCCTGTCCTATCTATTGTAGTTCCTTGCTATAACGAGCAAGAGATATTTGAGTACTCTTTGAGTAATTTGTATTCATTATTAGAAGGTTTGATTAGAAAAAATTTAATCGCTGACCGGAGTCATCTATTATTTGTAGATGATGGTAGCAAGGATGATACTTGGCCTCTTATTTATAAAGCCTCAAAAAAATTTGATCGAGTCAAAGGGATAAAGCTTTCAAGGAACAAGGGGCATCAAGTAGCCTTGCTAGCGGGCCTAAGTGAGTCCATTTCCGATGTTACAATAAGTATAGATGCAGACCTTCAGGACGACACCTCAGTGATTGAAGGGATGATTAAACATTATCTTGATGGAAGTGATGTTGTTTATGGTGTAAGAAATGACAGGAAATCTGATTCATTTTTCAAAAGAAAAACTGCAGGCGCATTTTACAGGATAATGAAGTGGATGGGTGTTGAACAAATACCACATCATGCTGACTTCAGGCTTCTCAGTAAAAGGGCAAAAGATGCTCTTTTGTCTTATAAAGAGCAGAGCTTATATCTTAGGGGGCTTGTACCATTAGTTGGATTTCAATCAAGTCAAGTTGAATACTCTCGCTCAGCACGCACGGCCGGAGAATCAAAATATCCACTTAGCAAAATGCTGTCTTTGGCAATAAGTGGGATAACTTCGCTCACTGTCACACCGCTAAGAATCATTGCAGCTTTAGGATTCATAATAAGTGGAATATCGGTTTTAGCTGCCCTCTACGCTCTCTATGAAAAGATATGCGGCAATACTGTTGAGGGGTGGACATCAGTAATGATCGCAATTATATTCCTTGGCGGAGTTCAGATGCTATCACTGGGGATAATAGGTGAGTATATCGGAAAAATTTATCTTGAATCTAAAAACAGACCAAAATATTTTGTAGAAGAGAAGATCGATGAATAAGATGGTGCGGTTTAGCTTTAAGCTAACATGCTTTGTGATTGTACTTTTATTAATTGTATTCCAGACTTCATATTTCATACGTCATGAGCAAAACGTTTATTCATGGGATTACAATGGGTATTGGAGAGTTTGGGAAAACTTCTCTCAGCTATTACGGTCTAATACAGAAGCTGCTTTCACTCAATTGAAGCAGTCTGTTCTACAGGATGATTACAATGTATTGCCAATCTTTGTATTGTCGCTACTGGATGTTATAAATTTACCCTCAAGATTGTTATATATTGAGTTAATAAACATAGTTTATTTCTTACCAGTAATATTCTTATTCAAATATATGGCCAATCTTTTCACTGAAGAAAAAAATAAAGACAACATTCTGTGGAGCATATCCACAATTTTTATACCGTCTTTTTTTGTTGCTTTTTGGGCGCCATCGTTGAAAGGTTATCCTGACATATCAGGCTTAATCTTTGTGCTGGTGTCAGTACTGATTACCTGTAAGATTGATTTTTCTTCTAGAATTAAAATTGCAGCACCAATTTTGTTGGGGCTAAGTTTGTGGGGGCCGTTCCTTTTTCGCCGTTGGTATGCCTTCACAGTTGTATCATTGTATTTTAGCCTGCCAGTACTAAATTACTATCTATATAACACATCAAAGTTAAAATTAAGAAATTTACTAATATCTGCATTTAATTTCTTTATTTCAGGAATTACTTCCTGCATAGTGGTTGTTTATTTTCAGAAAGAACTTTTTGAAAGGATTTTGCACACTGACTATTCGCAGATATATGTAGCTTATCAGGCGCCATTTGCGACTTCAGTGCGTATGCTTTCTCATAACATTGGGCTATATTTGTTGCCATTTATTCTAATAGGTTTGGCAGGCGCATTTTATACTAAAAATAAAAAATCCACCCCAATCGTTATCTTCTCGGCTTTCAATCTGTTGTTTAGCTTCATGCTTTTCACAAGAACACAGGCTCCTGGCGTTCAACATTGCTTACCCTTTTCTCTATGGGCATTGGTAATTGTTGTGTTTGGCATTAAGTATTTATTAGAATTCATTAAGGGCAATACCTTAAGATTAGGTGTTTTATCGTTATTATTGGTAATCCATGCAACAATATTTGTGATTTCAATAAATAGAAATCAGATTGATTTTTTTGAAGGTTCATCTCAGTTGCTGCCAACTAAGTCGCTTCCCTTAAGGATAGACAACTTCTCCAACTACATTGATTTAGTTCACGACATTGAGGGCTTAACTAAAAATGGGGAACGGATAACTGTATTTTCATCAAACGACGTTCTAAACGATGACATGTTAAATACAATATCAAACTTAGGCTTGTCTGGAAAAATATCATATGCATCTCAGGTTGACTTAAGAGATCTAATTCACATCGATTCTTTAATGTCTAATTATTTCGTTGTTACATCGCCTGCTCAAACTCACCTGAGACCATCAGACCAACAGGTAATAACGATACCAACTGATCAGATTCTTAACAAACAAAGCATCGGTAAAGCGATGATAAGACTTGACAAAGAGTATGCTCTTTCTAAAGGAGTAAAAGCTTATATTTATAAAAAGGTTAGGAATTATACTCCAACAGAAGTTGATGAATTTTATAAGCTATTCTTTAAATCATACCCTGCATGGGATGGTTTGATTAATAGAGGGTTACCTTATACGTATCTATCATCAGATATAACAGCAGGAGACATCTGGGGTGGGTATGGAATATCATACACCGGTAAAATTGCAGCACACCCAGGTGAAAATACTCCCACTGTTATAAAGTGGAATTTACGTGGAGTTGATAAGTTGACCATACGTTCAGTAAACACGACATGCGCTGTTGCTGATGGTGTAGATATAGGCATCTCTGCACCGAATAAGATGAGTATATTTATCCATGTTGATAACGGTAAGTCTAACGTGATAGATGTCACAGAGTTCAACAACATTGATAGCCAGTTATCTATATCTAAGCATTTAACCTCAGCTTGTGATTCAATCGAAATATCAGGTGAGTAGTTTAACAAGTGCTCCGCGTAAGGCGGAGCATAAATGTTAGGACCTCCTTACAAAATACTTACATTTCTTCTGGAGTCGGGGTATATTCATATTATCTTAAAATATTGTGGCTATGGGTAAAATGGGAAACCGTATAGGCTGGCTCGAGGTAACGCGTTTTATTGCAATATTACTTGTTTTAGTTATACACACAGTAGATGAAGCTGTATATAAATCGGGAATCGATGGGGATTTCCAATGGTATATTTCTCAAACATTCCATCTATTGGGCCGATTAGGTGTCCCATTATTTTTTATGATAACCGGTTCGCTTTTATTGCCTAATGCTCATGAAGCTAACATTTTTAAATTTTACCTAAAAAGAATACCTCAATTCTCCTTTCTTATTCTATTTTATACCATACTAATTAATGTGGCTCATAGTTACATTAATCATCAGGAGGTTAACTGGTCATTAATTTTAAATCGCCTCTCTCACGGAGACACAGGGCCAGCATATCAGCTATGGTTTTTATATAGCATTATAGCCATGTACTTTGCTATTCCCTTCATTTCTAAAATGGTCAATGTAATGAAAGATTCGGAGGTTTTAACATTCATTATATTGTCTATAACATTCTTTTATTTACCTATCGCCTCTGACGCTTTATTTGGATATCGGCCTTTCTTTTCTCCAATAAATATAGATCCAGCCAACGGCTTTGTTTCTTATGTTATTGCGGGGTATTACATCACTAACAGGGTTAAAAAATTTCCCGACGCATCTGTTCCCATAATGTTATTTTTGCTTATATTTGTCTGTTCCCTATTAATTCAAGGGCATTTAAGATCTATAAACAGAATGGGAGGCGATGGCATTGGGTGGTACTCTTCAATTTTTATATTCCTCAGTAGTATCCCATTGTTCATCAGCTGTAAATTGTGGGGTGATAGCATCTACAATATCTCACCAAAAATCTTCTCATTACTCAGCAAAAGTAGTTTTTGTGTATTCTTATTGCATTTAATTCCTACTTGGGTAATATTGCAATTTTTGGTTGATATGAAAATATTCTTGCCTTTGAGCATTGTCATCTCAATAACTCTTAGCTACTTGATCTGCACTCTTGTTTATTTAGCTCTTCATAAAATTAAATATATAAGTAAGCTCGTGCAATAATTATGGTGGCCTTTCGGCCACTTTAATCAGCCTGCTCCACCAATATAATGAGCTGCAAACTCTGTTCTGCTGGCGCTGATAGTTCCATCGCCAGTTGATACAGTAATCTTCATGAAAAGTGCATCCCCTGATAAAACATTAATTTCCGCATTGAGGCATCCGGCAACTGCAGATGAGCTATACGCTGGAATTGTCTGGTAAACCACATCTTCATTTGCTGAGCCCGCCCTGACTCTTACTACCGTAAGATACACCGTTGCTCCTGATGTCAATCCTGTTACGTGTAGCTTTGTGCAAACCGCAACACGACCTGCAACTTTGCAGTACTTATATCCCATAGTTGCAGCATTCGTTACATCAAGCGTCTTTTGAGGGTCGCGTTGTGCAAAATTAAAAGCCATACGACCAGAGTAAGTGGAGTTTAGATAGCTTATTAATGTATTGCCCTGGAACGTGGCTTCCGAGTGAGCGTAAAAAACATCATTGCGGGATGAGTATCCACCCTGATCGTACATGTCAGTTATTACGATACCTTCAGGGTTACTGCCAGATCGGAAAAATGCGAAGTTATTATTGTTGTAGCAGCCGATAACGAAGTTGGTACCGGGCCCATCGTTGTAAATGCTGGCCTCAAAATTACCCCCAACGAATTTCACACCACGGCAGCGATCAAGTCGAACTGCACCTACAGTCGGACTATCACCATAGATACTGCATCCGCTGAATGTAAAACCGGCAGTCTGCGCGACCATATTTACGTTGTAAAGGCTGTTATGTGCGATGGTCATGCCAACGGCCTGACCATGAGTGGTGTTCGTGCCGCCTTCAGGAGATGTAAAGCCCTCCACGTTATCGACCACCATTCCTCCAACCCACTGAACGTTGCCAGCAGAAGTGCGCAGTCCTATCTGGCACCCTGACGCTTTGAAGTTAACCCAGGTGGTAAATTCATTCATGAGGTTGCTGCTAGTATTGTTGGCGATGTCCTCATGGCCTAAGTAACACTTAAAAGCAAAAATGTTCGTCCAGGTGCCCTTATTCCCCCGCGGCGCTTCCCATGTGCCAGTTGTGGGCTGATAGGTCGCCCGCCCTGCAATTCCGTAAAATGTGATGTCTGAAACCCTATAGTTCTGGCATCCACTCTCAAGGAATCCAACTTGGCCCTGATCCGTAATCGCTCCCTGACCAATAATTGTTAACCTGCCCTCAACACTCCAGTCATCTACATCTACTGCAGAAAACACAGGAAGATTTGTCGTCGTTGTTACACGCCCTCCACTGCCAATTATTCTTGTTCCAGCTAGAATTTTAATTGTGCCTGACACTTTATAAAACCCAGTCAAGATTACCGGCCGTCCGGTGGCTATTGCGGAATTCATAGCTGCCAGATCATCTGATGTACCATCAGACTTTGCACCGAACATTTCCGGAGTGGCGAAATATAATGCCTGGTCAAGAGTTCCTGAAGGAGCAATTCCAACTAGTTTTGCACCTGATGTTTTCTTCAAATCACTTCGAAGTGAACCGTCACCTACCGAAATCCAAGCGCCTAGTCCTACACCGCCTGAGTTTTGCGGCGTGGAGTTAGCAGGAACAGTTTTAGGAAGATTTCCGTCCCACCGGTAGTATTCTCCAGTGCTTGTGTCACGCAATATTTGATTCGGTAATGTAATGCTTGCGCCTGCCTGAAATGAGTCAACAGTTATATATCCATATTGGGATATAGCCTGCTGGGCGAACCATCGAAGACCTTCAATCGTGTAATGATTGTTTCCAAAACGATCCTGATATTGTTGCGCCAAAGAGGTGACAAACTCGTCAATTTTTCCAGCATTGAATTTAAGGTCGCGAGGTGATTCACTAGGTACAGCATTATTAGTGGGTTGCGTAGCCATATTTTTTCCATGAAAAAAGCCAGCTCTAAGGCTGGCTTGGTATTGAGAGGATGAGCTTTAAGGGTAAATAAAATCGCTGTACTCAGCTAGCGTTAACGCTGTTGTGCCGTCACTGTTTGGCTGCTTCTCGCTGATAATCCATTGCGTAGCATTCATTTCTTCGTTGGTGGCAATAACGTATCTGGATGGCGATTGAACGTCATAGCCGTCGAAGATGTTGAGCGAGATTTGAGGGATAGCAGCAGTGAATCCAAACGGTGTGTCTGCGCGTGGCGTAGCGGCGTAACGCGCCGTTGTACTCCCTAGATTGTCCGTAACCATAACGAACATTGAGCCGCTAAAATTGATGCGCTCACTGGTTTCGAAGTCATTACCGACTCGCGACACGATGTAACCGGCCTGCTGATTGGTGTCATAGGTGTCTGGCACCTGAACCATGTCACCTACGTTTACCCACTCACCATCTGCCAACGCAGTGATTGCCATGCTCATGCGAGAGTAAAGCAATCTTCTGCACTCCTTCTGTGCGCGGTAATCAGCCTGAAATGAATCGCGTATATACATCATTTCGAACTTCTTCGCCTTGTTCGGTGTGCCAAGCTCAATTTGATTGTCTCTAATCCGGTAGCGAACAAATGCCTGTTTATTGGTGGTCGGGTTTCGATACTGAATCTCAACGCCGTCATAACCGCCCGGAAGTGTCATGTCATAACTTAGTGAATAGCCAGAGTCGACAGTATTCGACCTGTTGAAAACCGTTGCTGGCGTGCTGCGTTTACTGTCTAAAGTGAACGAAAGAACGCTATCATCCCAATAAACGCTAACTCCCGCCGCATCGCATATAGTCTCCATGCGCTGGCCAAGAGATACATCCTCATCGTCAAACGTGTAATCGAAGTAGGACAGCCGGGAGTCGCGAACGTCTAACTCAGCCTGTATTTGATACAGCCCGTAGATATCGATCGAGCTTTCCGCCTGCCCGCCGATAATCAGCCAGTTGTGTAAGGCTATATCGGCAAACTTACGCGATGCGCGGATGATATAATCAACCCTTTGCGTCGTCAGGTTGTAGCTGATGACATGGCGGTTTAACAGAGCATTGTATTTCCGATCTCGTGCACTTGTGGCGTTCTCCGTCTGACGCACGGTTACACGGACCAGTGTGTCGTTCGGATAGGTCACGTTAGTTCTTGTGTTCACGCCGTGAATGGCTTCAACCTTTAGCTTACTGTTATCTCCGCTATTGTCTGTTCTCTGGAAGCTAACAGCGTACCTTCCATAACCACCAGTGGGTGTCAGTTTGTCCGTGCGGTAAAAGGTGTCAGATGTTGATTGGTGCGGCGTGGTCTGCCTGTAAGTGAAAGTTTGTGTCGTGCCAGGGATCTGAACGTTTTCACTATCAACTCTCCAGATAGTCACCTGCCAGTTAGTTTCACTTTTTCCACCCAGTCCTGATTGCGTATGCAACCAAAGTTGCGTCGATTCTACAGGTGAGAAAAAGGGGCCAATCACTAACGCCTGATTGTCATTGAGAATGAATTTCGTGTTGTTAATGGTGGCATTGCTGATATAGGAAGCATTGGAGCCCTCAATACTATCCATGACAAAGTTGTAGTGATAAACGGGTGCTGTAACAGATCCATTAGATGTTTGAGTGGCAGAAATCAGATTGCCAGATAAAGTGAAGTCTTCTGTGACATTGCCGCTGGCCGTAGGGTATGTGACGTTGATGACGAACGAAACAGCATGGGGCAATGTTAGGCCCATGAAGTAATCAAAACTGGCCTGTTTGACGATCTTCATTAGTATCTGACCGCCAGAATAGGCGCCGCTAATCACCGTATTGGCTGTAGCGCTCTCGATCGGAAAATCTCCTGATTCGTTCTTACCAGGTACTTCCTGACCATCTACATCGTCAAACTGATAACCCTCGTTAATATTGCCAATCACGTCGCCAGGGTTAAAAACTGTGAATGACGCCCCAGCCATCGACCCGATGTTACTCTCTGAATATCTCACCGAGCTAACTGTGTAGGTGCCAATGCCAAAATTCATGAACTCCGTGAGATATTTCAGGTTCCCAGAGTACTCAAATAGGGACTCCTGAATCAGATCCGGAAAAGCCCTGATTAGACCGTAGTTATCAGGTTTAGCCTCTCCATTTCGTGCAAGATTGCTTTGTCCTTTCAGGCTATTGTTCGATGAGGTTTTACTTTGACCGATGTTTCCCGTTCCAGGCTGCTTGATGAGCCCGTTCATCACTTTTTGAGTAAATTTAATCGGGTTGAAGTGCTCTAAAGGATTCAGTAGCGTCTTAGCTAAATCACCGCTTTTAGGTTGGTCGAAGATGGTTATGCGATCACTTTCACACAGAGCAAAGCCTAACTCCTCATTTTCTCCCAGCTCTTTTCCATTTAGATGAATGCGAAATTCGCAGTGAAGTTGCTGCGACTCCAGCCAGTCACAGAAGATAATGCCACTCGGCGCAGAAACCCGCTCTTTAGGCAGTCCCGGAACGCGCTGGATTTGAATAATAGGCATAGGTTTTGAATTCCACCCTAGTGAATATCTTTTGAATAGTGCGGATGTTATCGGCTCTCACATGACCGTTTTCGCCGCGACTGTGCAAAGCCTTGCCATCTACAATCAGACCCACATGCACAGGCACAGCGCCGTAGTAAGCTACAAAAATTCCATCTTCTGGAATGGTGCTCGACGCCTGCCAGTAAATGACCTCATCTGCAAAGCACGTCAGGAAATCGCAGCCCGATTCGTAGTCTGGTGCGTGATGAATCTCAATATCCAGCACGTGACGGTAATACAAAACAACCAAGCCCCAGCAATCCATAGCCTCGAATCTGCAGGCGCGATCTGACCATGGAGCACCCATAACACGGTCAAGAAATTCAGTTTTAAGCATTTTGCAATCCAGGGAATTCTTCAGGCGTGTATAGCAGCCCAACGTTGTTATTGAGTGGATTCTTCAGCGTCAGCGTGACCGTCACGTCGCTCTGATCCATGCTTACGTCATTAACGTAGAGCGTCCATGGCTTGAGCGGTGTATTTATATCGGCGGAATCAAAGCGCTGGAATGTCGCTGAGATCGGAGTGATTCTTGCGGCACCTTTCCATAGCTTCAAATTCTGCTTGAAGTCCTGTGCCAAACGGCTGAATTTGATGCTGCAATCAATCACCGGCGTACTGCTTTGCTGGCTTTCTGTCACTTCCATCCGGCAGGGTGTATAAATTTCGTCAGCGAATGTTTTGGGAAAAACCTGCTTATTAACTAGTCGAACGTACCCAAATGATGCGTTGAAGAATGTCAGCGTTTCATAAAGCACGCGGTTTGGGCGCTGGCTTCGATATTCACGAAGTGTTGGCATCATGGAACCCTCGGCAGTGATTCCGGATCGCGATTGTCGGGATAACCTGTAACGATGATGTCCAGCCAACTTTCCCAAGGTGGCGGCAGTTCAATAATGATGTCGTCAAAGTCATCATCTGAGTTTTTCAATTCGCGTGCGATGACAGTGCCTGTCCAGGTGAAAGCTGAACCGCTCTGATTCCACGTCGGATAAACAGTGAAGTGAAGCTCCTGCACCTCCAACCCTGTATCACCGGTGCCCGTGGACAATTTCATGTTGAACCACCGGTTGCCGTTATCCAGATAATTCGGGCTGCGCAACCACTGATAAAACGCCCTGTGCTGAGCTGCGGTAAAAATCCAAGTAAGGTTGAATGATGCTTTCAGATCGTCAGTCAGTTTCTGAAAGATTGGCGCACCAACCTGAGGCTGGTCGGTGCGAAATCCCGTATCACTGGTAACGTTTTTATTGGACTTCTGAGCAAGAGGAAGCCACTCAGGATAATCAATAGCCATTTATCATTCTCTCGCGCGGCGCTGGGTCTGTAGGTTGTCAGTAATAGCCCTACTGGCTGGGCCGCCTTGGTTCATGTCGGCAATGAATGCTGTAATCGTCCAACCGCCATTTCCATCAGACTGAGCCTGCGCATCAACAGTCGCAGAGGTGTAGTTCTGGATATTAATTACCACTCCACCGCTGGCTGATGCGCCACCGCCTGAGCTCAGGTCTTTATTGCTGATAACAGAACCGTTATCGCCTGGAATCATGTATTGGCTGCCATTACTTGCCCGGTAGATTTCAGGCATTCCGCCCTCGCCCACCTGATACATTGACCCAGCGGATACCGGCCCGCCGTTCTTACGCTTGCCAGCTATCGAGCCTGACAACGCCATAACGCCGAGCAATGCCGCCAGACCAACTACTGCAGCGCCACCAAACGAACCAATGGATGCCACCAGTGCCGCCGGAGTCCATGCTGCCAGCGTTACGCCAGCTGCAGTTGTGCTGGCAGCTGTAGTGGTCGCAGTACCAGCAACAGAAGCTGCCGTGGTAGTGGCAACAGCGGTTGTTTGGGCTGCTGAACCCATCACTGCGGATTTAACCCACTCAACGCCCATCTGAACGAAGGAATTGATAAGGCTGTTGATGGCGTTACTTGCAAGAGATGACATTGCCTCTTCAGCCGTCATGCTGCCGGTAACCATTCCGGTGAAAGCATTGGAAGCATTGCCTGCCAGAGAATCAAATGACGCAGCCACTGCCTCGTTACCAACGCTCTGGTTGCGCCACATCGTCCACATTGCAGCTGTGCGCTGCTGCTCGTACTGCGTATTCAGAGAATTACGCAAGGCGAGGCTTTGCTGCTCAGTAAGGACTTTTTGGTTCTCGAACTGCTGGATTAGCGCGAGTTTTTGAGCATTTTCATTGGCAAGTTGCTGCACAGGGTCGACTGTGCCGGCAGCGGCCTGCTGAGGGGTTACAACCTGATCGGCGCGGATTTTCGCAAGGTTTGTCTGGTGCTGCTGCTCCAGCTGCTCAGACGTCACGTTGTATTGCTCTTGGCTGATTTTTTTCGCGGACATCGCAGCATTCAGATCGTCTACGTCCTGTTTGTAGCTCGCGTTCTCTTTGGCTTCCGGCAGTAGCTTCTCAGCTGCAGCTTGGGCGCGAATTGCATTACCAGTGTCCCATTTAGCGGCGGCATACTTGCCTGCCAGCGCAATATCTTCCTTAGTTGCAGCGCTCCCAAGTGATTGCTGGGCCGTTAGAATAGCCTGCTCACGGCTCAGCTCTTTGGTGGAGTCACCAGCCAGTTCTGATTGCTGCTTGAGGTTGGCAAGCTTCTGAGCGATGGATTCGGCTTGCGTTTCGGCCTTCTTACCTTCAGCTACTCCAGCGCGTGTCTCCTTGTTACGGTTTGCTTCGGCCTGCTGAAGGTCGTATTGCGCTCCAGCAAGCTCGCCAGCTGTGTTTATCTGGTTCTGGTTGCCGCCCTTTGTATTAGCCTCCATGCGTGCTTTGGTTACTGCGCGAAGGCGTTTATCAGTGATGGCCAGCAAAGCGTTTTCAGACTCGAGGTCTTTGTTGTAGGCATCTGCCTGATCGCTTCGCGGCAACTGCAAGCTGGTTGAGTTGAATTTCTCTTTCGCCCTGCTTGCAAAATCTATGGCATTGCCAAACTGATTCATCAGGCCTGAAGCAACGCCAGCAGCGTCGCCATCACGCTTAAGCAGGTCGATACCCTGCGCGAACGTGCCATTCAGCTGGGCGCGAAGAATGCCGGTCTTGCTAACAGTCTGGCTCAGTTTGTTTTGCGCTGCCTCATTCTGCGCCAGCAACTGAGTATGCTCGCTCTGTGCATCAGTCAACTCAGAGAGTGTCACCTTGTAGAGCAGGCTGCCTTCCTGAAGATAACTAAGCGTGCGTCGCAGGCGAGACTGTTGCAGTTCATTGGATTCAAGGCTGGACTGGTTATCCTTGATCGCATCTGCCTGTGCTTTGATGGATTTGGTGGCGTTGCCAATTTCAGCGGCAAGCTGAACCTGACTCATGCTCTTCATCTTGGCAATGACACCATCCAGCTTGTCAGCGAAGTCGATGCTCTCCTGACGAGCCTGCTGCATTTTCTGATAGAAATAGAAGATGCCTGCAGCGGCAATAACCGCTAGCCCTGCCGGGCCGCCAATCAACGCCAGAGCGCCTTTGGCTAAACCGCTAATAGTGGTAGCCGCAGCAGCAGAAGCCGCAGCTGCTGTTCTGGTTGCTGCCGCTTCTGCCAGTTGCGCTTCTGCATATGCAGCCGAACGCTGAATGGCTACGGATTTAACGGCAACCAGATTTTCAAGCGCGAACGCCTCCGCCGCCGAACCTCTGGCAACGTTGTATTCAGTCTGAGCCAGCGCAAGGTTTGATAATGCCTGCTCTTTGTCGAGACCTGCTTTCAAAGCCGTGACGCGCGCGGCGTTAGCTGTAGCCGCTGCTGATTGGACTGTCGCTGCTGTCTGAGCCTTGGCCGCCAGTGAATCATCAATGCGGGCTTTGGTTGCCAGCGCCAGTGCGCCGACAAAACGACCGCCAAAGATAACGGCAGCGACAGCAATAGCATTTGCCACGATATCGAGATTCTGGCTGAGTGAAATCACGCCTTCGTTAAACACGCGAATTGAAGTGGAAACACTTGAACTTTCGCCGACGAATTTCGTGATGTTGTTGGTGGCGATCGTAAACGCCTGGCCCATTGTGGTCGTGGTGTTCGCAAATTCTTTTGCGATTGCGCTGCTCTGCTTGAGCAGACCATTAACTACCACTTCCGTTGTCAATTTCCCCTGTGCCGCCATGCCACGGAGTTGGCCAATGGTGACGCCAAGAGAATCGGCAAGTGCCACCGCAAGTCGGCTACCGTTCTCAGAAATGGAGTTAAATTCCTCACCGCGCAGAACTCCAGACGCCAGCGCCTGCGAAAGCTGCGTCATGGTTGAGCTGGCTTCTTCGGTAGTTGCACCTGAGACCGCAAGGCCTTTGTTGATGGTCGAGGTAAGTGTGATCAGGTCCTTGGTGCTTGTGCCTGCGCTGCGGGTCGCGCGCTCAAGGCGACCGTAAAGCGTTGCAGTTGCTGCCAAGCTGCTCATGGTGTTTTGTGATATGTCGAAAACACGCTGAGTAACTTCTACCAGTGATTCATTGGCGCGCACGGAGTTGGCGAGCTTGTTATTGACCGTTACCCACTCGTTGCCATACGCAGCTACCTGCTGCACAGAAATGGCTGCTATTACACCCCGCGCAACCGCGCTCAGGCTGGACATGGTGCGCTGCATAGAAGCGACAGAGCGCTCCGTTCTGTTAACGCTGGCCTCCAGCCTTCCCATACCTCCGCCCATGCCATTCAGCGCGGCGTCTACTTCGCGGCGGGCCGCCAGCAGGCGAGCGGTATCCATATCCACTTCATAAATGATGCTGCCTGCGTTTAAAGTGCCTGCCATTCGCTATTCTCCGGGCATAAAAAAACCCCGCCGGAGCGAGGTTTGTTATTTCAATGGTTTAATCAGGCTACTTTTGCGAGTCTTTTGGCCTTTTTGGCAAGGTAATCATCCGCAACGGCATCGTACTCTTCGCGCGTGAATCCTTTCTGGTCCGGGTATTTGGCGTTCAACATGTGCTGAAATTCTGTCATGGTCAGACGCTCAGCCTCTTCCCTGCTGATGCCGAAGTGATTACGCGCGGCGCTGATGTATTCGAAGGCTGAAAACTCGGATGTTCCGGCGCTGTTCTCGTGTCGCTGTAGCTGGCGCACCTTTGCTTTGCCGATGATGCCGTGAGTGATGAGAGATTGGGCGATGAGCAATATTTCAAAGTCACCCATATGGCCGGCGCGGCGCTTAAATGCCCTTCCTTTAGCTTTTGCCGGGCGAATCTCACCAATCAGCGGCGACAGGTCACTATCGCTACATGCCTCCATCACTGTTAGGGCTGCCATTAATGCGCGTTTGCCGTATGAGCTAGTACGGATGTGCTCAATAAGCCAGGATGGAATGTGTCCGTATGCCGCTGCTGCACTCTCAATAAGCGGCGTCACCTCATCGCTATGCAGATCGTAAAACGCCTGCACTATCTCCTGTGGCTCACCAATACGCATCATGTTGGCAAACGATGGGCGGAACATGTAATCAGTGTCATGTGTTGATATCAGGCACTCGCCAATCTCTTTCATCGGGGTCATGAGTTAGTCCGGTAAAAATCATTTTCGGGGCCACCAGGTGGAAGCCCCTGAAATGGCAATTACGAAGCGGTTACGGTCACTGCGGTAGTGCCAACTTTCGCACCATCAGTTGTGGTGAACGTCGCGTTGCCAGTACCAGCCGCTACACCGGTGATAAGGCCTGATGTGCTGATAGTGAACTTAGATGTGTCGGAAGATGCCCACACACCAGACTTATCCGTCGCATCACTTGGAGCCACTGCAGCAGTTAACTGACGAGTGGCACCCACAGCGACAGAAGTTGTAGCAGGGGTCAGCGTTACGCCCGTCACAGGCACTTCGTTATCGGTGTCTACAACCTGAATGGTGTCGGCATCAGCAACCTTGAACTCGGTAGAGAACGTGATGATGTCGTTTGTACCACCGTCAGAGCTCAATGCGTTGATCAGCATGTAGCCGATGAACGTAACCGGGCCGAACTCCATGCGCACCCACAGCGTTGGCTGGCGAGTTGCCTGAATTTCTGTGTTGAAGTACTTAATCAGGCGACCAACTCCATACTGATCCAGTTTGTCATTGCGGCGCACCTCTCCCTCAAACGAGATGGTGAAGTCAGCATTAGTGACGATGTTCTCAACATAGCCTTTGGTGTCATCGGCATCGGAAGTCACGCTGTTCGGCGAGAAATCGAAGCCTTTACTGGTGCCAGCAGCCAGAGCTTTCCACTCCGACTCCTGCGGTACCGCATCGGCGCAACCATCGGCTACTTCGAGCACAATGGCGCGGCCAAACAACTTTGTGTTGTCCGTTGGGCAATTTGCTGCCATGGGTAATTCCTCTTTGGTGTTATCGGCTATTCGCCGTACTTGATTGCAAACTGAAGCCGATAGACCAGGCGGCCTTCGGTGGTGAGAACTGGCGCGGGAATTCCGCCGAAGTTTTCGATATAGCCGATACAGCGATCTGAAATAGAGTTGGTTTGGATGCTGCTAATAATTTGCTGCACGCGCTCATCAACCGCGCCGTTGCCACCTTTCGCGCCGATCACGTCGACCATCACGTAATATTCGGCGCCCAATTCATCGCGGATTGGAGAACCGCCATTTGGCCTGAATACCATGAATGAGTCGGTCAATTTGCCGCTGTCATTCCAGACCAGCAATTGCGTGGTGAATCCAGCAGTCAGACCAACATCAACAAAGTGATTGCGAACGCGCGTATGCATTGGAGGGTTCAAAGTGACATCTCCTTGGCTATTACACGGTCAATCACATCGCGACTTTCTTCGAACCCTTTGGTCAGGAATTCTTTCTCAGCCGTTGCGCGACGGAACCGCTGCGGAATAGCCGGGTCATGCACGTAAGCTGCGTATGAAGCGGTGTAACCAACCCGCCCGGTGATGCGTGCACCGTTAACCACAATTTCGCGGAACTGGCTGTTGAGCAGGTATGACGTATCGATTGGCGTATAGATAGCGGCCTGTGATGCGCCGACGATCATTGCGCTGGTGAGAGCGCGAACAACACGCCGGTCCTGAATGTTATCTATAGCTCGGTTAACGTTGCGTGAAATCTGCCTGATGCCTTTTACTTTCACGCCCATAGTTACACTCCGGTAATTATCGCAAAATCGTCTGCTGTGCGCTCAAAGGTGTCTGCATAGCGAATTGCCTGCATAACCTCGTCGGCACCGGCCGCAATTGGGTCAGTGCTGTCAGAAACGCCAATGAGCAGGTAATCTCCAGTGTCAGCCAGCGCGTACTCTGTCCACACCGTGTTCTTGACGACCTTCTCGCCGCCGATGTCACCGAGGCGCTTTGAAAGCCCGCCCTGATAATCACAGGCAATCACCAGCGGCGCTTCGAACATCGGGTCGCCGTAATCATTGCTTGCGCCTGAGCGCTTCCAGATCGTCGCCTGAGCGGTGTATGACCAACTTGCTAAAGATGACATGTCATTTCCTCCAACTGGTCACTGCGGGCTTCTCAGCAGCTATGCGCGGGCAGTTAATCACCCATTCGCCACCGCTGTTCACGTAGCCGGTTGTCTGCCGGCCTTTTGAAGTTTTCACCCACACGCGCTCGAATGGCTTGGGCGGTTTTGATGCCGGTAGCCATTCCATCAGCAGCCACCAATCACGTCGAAGAAGCCAACGCTTGTGCCAACGTCAATTGGCAGCAGCGTGGTGCACCCTGATGTGTCCAGCGCCGCCAGAGTGTTGCGCATCGTCTTCACGTCGCCACTGTAATCGAACGATCGGGACGCCCCTGAAGGCGCTGACTGTGACTTGATGCGCTGACTGAAAGCGGTGATAGCCATTAGGGTGACGGCGTACACCTGAATCAGTGTCATGTCGCATTCATCGTAGCCAGCCGCCTCCAGGCACATGCTAATGCTGCCCAACTTGCAGAGGTAGGCATCAATCATGAAATCCGGGATGGAGTAACCCAGCGCAGATAACTGCTCTTTAACCTGCGCTGCCGTTATCTGCACTGCCATGATTACTTGTCCTTTTTAGTTGCTGCTGTCATCGCTACTTCTGCTTTGTCTGCGCGGTCCTTTGCTGCTGCAAGCTCAGTAGCGTGAGCGGTCTTCAGCTGCTCCAGCGCGTCGGCATGCTCTTTGTCTTTCGATTCAGCTGCATCTTGAGCTGTTTTCAGCTGCTCCAGCGCCTCATTAAGTTTCGACTGCAACACTGAGGTATCTGTGCTGACCGGCGCGGATGGGGTAGCCACTTCGAAGGTCAGCTTCTCGCCTTTCTTCTCGGTGGCCTTTTCGGCTTTACCCTGAGCGATCCACTTTTCAGCGACCGAATCATCCACGTCATAAACCTGACCAGCCTCCAGTTTCTGGAAGCTGGCACCGGCAAAGAGGTTTGCTACCAATACCTTTACAAGTGCCATGTTTTTTCCTTAGCTCGAAGCGTGGATAACTGAGAAGTGACCAGCGATGTCCTGCTTGACCATCAGGCCAGCAGCGCCCCATGTGCGCCAGATGTAGTCGCTGTTGTAGAATTGGCGAGGGTCGGCAACGGTGCCGAATGCCTGACCCACGATCGGAGCGATGACGCCGGCAGCCAGCGGAACGATTACGATTTCGTTGCCTGACAGCTCGGAGTCTTCTTTGATAGCTGAGATGCCAGCCAGTTTTGCGATTTCTTCCAGCACGGTACGCAGCGAGTTAACATCGAAATACTGTTCCCAGTTCGACATGATTTCGCTTGAGACGTACCAGGTCTGCTGACCGTATTGCAGGTTTTGCAGCTTCAGCACGTCACGCAGCGCAATCGCACCTGCACGCATGGCTTTGACGTCAGTGCTGGTCGCAAAGTTAACGGTCAGCGTTACCTGGGCAACACGCTCATCGTGGCGCAAGCCCTTCCACGTTTTACCGTCGAAGTTGATGTAGTTGCCCGCTGCATCGCGGAAGCCTTCCCAGATGTAGTCAACATACTGACGGCGCACGTCATCAACTGAGCCAGCCTGAGCATCTGCCAGTGAAGACAATGCGGAACCTTTGTTGAATACCGGGTCGCGCCAGTTGAACTTGAAGCCGGAATCATGGATTGGAACCATGGTGCCATCGAAGGTGTAGCTCTTCGCATCCAGAGCCGCGCCAATCTGGCCGGACATTGAGGTGTGCGCCCAGCCACGGCCGCCAGTACGAGCGTACTCATACACGGACTCTTCCAGGCGAACAGAGCGAGACAGCGGCATCAGGTCATTAAGCAGCGTGAACTCAGTGTTCGGCTCGAACTCTGACAACACGGTCTGGTCGTAGGCGCGGTACAGGCGACGAATATCATCAACTGCATTGGTTGCATCAAGAACAGGTGCGTTAGCGGCCTCACCGCGCACGCGAGTGCGAGCGATGAAATCAGCCACTGCTTGAGCGCTGGAGTTACGGGCGAACTGCAATTCCTGAAACTGAGCAGTGTTAGCCTCAAGATTTCGCGTTTCAGTCGCCATACGGGTGGAGAATACAAACATTCGGTGCTCCTTACTTAATGACAACGCGCAGGAGGTCACCTGCTGTCGCGATGGTGTATGGACGGTCTTCTTCCACGTAAGCGCGGACAGACTCGTCTGTTGCAACAGCTTTCACGCGACCATTGGCGATCGAGAGCGGCTGACCTTTTGTGTAGGTGCCGGTTGCAGCTGGTACGTTGAAGAACACACCCGGCGTTGGATGCATGGCTACAACCCACTCGCCAGCCAGGATGGTGTCATCAACCGTTTTGCAGCGAAGATAGTCATAGTTGGCGACATACAGGATTGCCGCTTCATTGCCGTCAACCGATGCGGTGAATTTCTTCGTGGTGTTATCGAAAAAGCCAATAGTTCCGGCCTTGGTATCAGCTGCTGCCGCACCTTCTCGATGGAGTTGCGGGTTGGCAAAGATGCCGCCCGCGTGGATTACGTGCTTACCGTCTTTAGCCATTTCTTACTCCGGCATATCGCTGAATGAATTGTTAGTAGTGGACTGGTGGCGAGCGCCGTTCAGGCCAATAGATGACTGACATTGCGCATATAAGCCATCAAGAGCAGCGCCATCGAGTGCGTTCACAGCCAGATCGTCGAGCTGGAACTTGGCTTTAACAGCCGCACGCTTTTCGCCCTTCTCTTTGTCAGAGTTAACCGCCAGGCCGCTTTCAATGGTGCTCAGTTTGTCGGCAAACGGTTTGAACCAAGCCGGAGCCTCATCACTGTTGGTGGCAGTTTCTTTGGCTTTTTTGTCAGCCTCTTCTTTCTCTTTCTTAGCCTTTTCATCGGCAGCAGCTTTCGCTGTAGCGTCATCGGCGGCCATTTGGTTGTAGGCGTCCATCAGCTCAGCATCGGTCTTACCTTCAACGTCGATGCCTTTCGCTTTCAGCGCATTGGTGATGAGTTCTTTCATCGGGTTTGCTTCCTCTTTGACGGAATTGCTGTTGGCGCTGAAAAACGCCTTTAGCTGGTTAAAAATTGATTTGAGAGCGGGGTCTTGCGTTGAATCTATATCGGGTGACTGGCCTTCTGACAGGTTGACTACTTCCAGTTCCTGCTCGGTGCCATCGGAGTTCACGAAGATGCCTACGCCCTCCTCCGGCGTTCCGGCGCCAGCCTCATCAAGCAGCACAGCAACGTGGTCGAACATCATGTTGGTGGCGATTTCGTTGTACTTCTTGCCCTTCGATTCGCCATTTGCAGCGATGCCGGAATAAAGCAGACCGGTGGAGATATGGATTGGATCAACGTTGGCTTTAGCTGCCATTTCATCCAGGCGGTTAATCAGGCGCTTGCCGTTTTCGCTGGCTTCGGCATAGCGGCGGTCGACGTACATGTCACCAACCACTTTGCCGTCAACGTGAGTTACGTTCTGAAGCCATGCGCCGACGTGATAGTTATTTACCGCGCGGACATCGCGAGCCGATACGTGCTTGCCATCCACTTTCGGGTGACCGAACGGCATCGGATTTCGCTCAAGCGTGTTAAACGCCTTTTCAATTTCTGCTGCCGGGTACAACTTCCGGTTCATCACGATATCGTCGACAACAGGCGTGATGCCGCGGACCACGATGTGTGGTTTGCCGTCGATGGTTTCAGTGGTGATGTTTGAAGCGGAGTTGACGACGGTCAGCACGTTAACGCGATTGCGCTTCATGCTGTGTCCTCATGGGATGGATAGTTAAGTGTTCTGCTGCCACTCCTTGCGCTCTTTGCTTAGCCTGTCAACGAGGCCTGTATTTACGATCTTCCCTTTGTCATCCAGCAGGCAAGGCACGTTAGCGCAATAGCAGTGGTACCTATTGCCTCGCTCAGCATAGAAGGCTTCAACTTGCTCTGTGGTGTAAGTGTGTCCGTGTCGAGCAGCGTGCCATGAGCGTGTTGTGGGCTTCAGAGCGGAGAGCCAGAGAATGGCGGTATTCAGGCCTAACCTTTCCTTTGCCCAATCCGTTTCAAGCCACTGTGCTTTGCGTAGTGCCCCCACCTGCTCTGTCTGGGCGATGTTCTTGGCCTCCGCCATCGACACATCAAGACGCTTGCTGATTATGCGGGCAGTTTCACGCGGGTTAACGCCACGACCGATTGAGTCAGAAACGACAGTAGCCAGGTCAGCGCGGGCTGCATCACTAATGCCTTTCCAGTCGCTATAAGTAGAGACGTAAGCCGCGGCGATCTGATTCTGATATGCCGGACTGCTCAGTAACTGCGCCAGCGTGGTCTGCTGCTCGTAAACCGACGACTGTACTGACAGGTTCGTGAATGCCTGCCGCGTACCGCGCTCATACTCTGCTGCAATATAACTCAGCGCCCACAGGTTTTGGCTGCCGCCGTCGAGAAGGTGATCGTCAATTATCAGCTGCACACGCTGTAGCAGGTCAGCCAGTTGCGCGGCTGTCATGTCGTAGATGTAGGTACCGGCGTTCACCTGATAAATCACATCGCCATATACAGCGTAAGAGGCGTTACCGATTCGCTCAGTTCCGGTTAACCGCTCATCGAATAGCTGCTTAAGCTCCATTTTGATCTGGTAGTAGCGGTCATCGATGTCGCGGTACATCCGTCCTACCTGACGCGATGACTGCGTCGGGTCAGCTTTGTTGCGGGGAATTATCGGTGTTCCGATTCGGGTTCTCGCTGGCGTCGTCGTCATTCAGCGGGTCCTTATCGTTTATCTTTTTGTTTGGGTCAGGCATGGATGGTGCTTTGCGTGGTTCAAGTTCACCGACGGTGCGCACCTCGTTTTCGTCAATCGCAGGTGTGCCGAACGCCTGCTGCGTGTCTTTCGCTACAGAGGCCATTGCCTGCATATTGGCGATCTTCTCTTTCTCACTTGGGGCGAGTAAGTCAGACCATGCCAGAGTGACTTCGCCGGATGCAGGCGCGTCGATGGCGCCAAGATTCCAGAACCTTTCCAGCAGCATTTGAACGACTGCAGTCTGGAATCCCCATCGGCGACCGTTACAGCGCTTAGCCCAGTCTGCTTTATCCTCATCCGAGGCGAGACGCCCGGTCTGCTGACCAAACAGAATGGTGAACGGGCATTGAATTGATGATGAGAACTCGTTTGCCGTAACCGTCCAGCTTGGCGCAGGGTCGGCAGCAGCAACTGACAGCACCGATGTGGTACCTGACTGAGTAACGAGAGCCGAATCAGTACCGCGATTCAGCTTCATCATCTTGTCGTTCATTGCTTCGCCGAGGTTTTCGTAACCGGCCTCTTTCGCCTGCCTGGCGATCGCAACCATGTCGGTCTGCGCATCGAAGCTAATACCCAACTGACGGCTGGCGTTCTTCAGGAAGCCTTCGGCGCTACCACCGGATATCTTTTCGAGGTCCAGCAGCTTGTTGTAGCCAGCGCGCAGGAATGGCACGCCGGACAGCATGTTTTCATCTTCCGAGCCTTCACAGAGGATGATGACGCGATCGGAATGCACGGTAACACTGCGCACCGGCCCGTATGTGCCATCGTCACCCACTGGCTGCTCATTGAACTGGTAGTTAACCGGTTCGCCGTATGTTTCCGACATGGTATCTGTGTCGAAGTTGCCAGGCTTAATCTGCGATTCCCATGCAGGAATGAGCTTGACGATCGCCTTATCACGCAGCCGCTTTACTACGGCGGTATCTACCGGCTCTTTCCACTCGCGACCATCTTTGAACTGGATGAGCAACGCTGAATAGCGGCCTACCAGATTGCGGCGGTCAGCATCTTTGATTTTTGCCCAGTGCTTGCTCAGCAGCTTGGTTGCCGACTTCTCCCATGGCGTGGTTTCAGTCGATTCCTTGTTCTCGTCCCCGTCGATAATCGTCGGCTTATCCGTCCAGCATGATTCCAGCAGCTTATGCACGGCGGCATAGGCTACAGGGTTACGCTCATAGGCGCGGTAATACTGGTCGAATCCAAGTTCGTCGGGATAACCGAACTCCTCATACAGCTTTGTGCGCTTGGTGTTGCCATTTCTGGCGCCATACATCATGCGCTGGCGGCCCACAGCATCAGCGAGGGCGTTCACAAGGAATTGCTCCCCGTTGCTTAGTTCACTCACTGATGAGCTCCTTAGAAGAATATTGCGCCGGTCTGTTTGTGGTTGGTCTTCGCTACAGCAAAGTAGCGGAATGCATCAGCACCGTGCGATGTGAAGTCGTGCAGTGGTTTATCTTTCCAGCAGCCGCGTTTGTCGTCCCACTCCTTGCGGTACCCCTCAAGGTGAGATATTCCCAACTCGCATTTAGCGGAGTCGAAGGCGCATTTAGGGAGGATTTCACGCACTGAATCGATGCCGGTATCAACGCCAAGTTTTGGCGCGACCTTAAAGCGGATTGAGTAAACCTGCCCGTCAATTTCGAAACCTTCAGCCGCTATCTGCTTGCGACTTTTACCGTCGCCAGCAAACTCACGGTTATCAATATCGTGTGGCGCCCAGTGGTCAGCGTATTCATAGCCACGGTCTTTCAGCACCTTCATGTAATGGCGCAGGCCTTCACCGCTGTTTTCGTAGTAGTCGATGACGTGGAATTCTTCGCCGACCTCACGCACGAACCATATCGCGGTGGAGTCGCCTACACCGATATCCCAGAAGGTGTGAACGAGCTGATGAGAGTTGTCCGGCAGTTCACCAACGCGCTTGTTGGTATAGAGCCAGCGGAACTGTTTGGCGTAGTAAGCACCCTCCACAGACTGTTCAAACGCTTCAGCCGGTACCGATGGATACTCGCGCTTCATGTCGTCGCCGAGCGTCTTCTCTTTGGCGTAATACCACGCCTTCTGGCGCTCGTTCAGGCTGATGCCTTGCTTCGCCTCGATATCGTCAAAATAATCACTCAGGCGCTGCGGGAGCGGCTCTACCGGGTCGATTGCATAGAGTGGATTCTTCCACCACGAGAAGAAGAAAAACTTCCAGTCGAGGTTAGATAGCTGCTTGCCCTGCAGTTGAGCTTTCTCGGCAGTCTGGCAGTAATCGAAGAAGTAACTGGCTCGCCCTTCAGCAGTGCTTTCGATAGTGGTGAAGCAATCGCTTGATACCGCCTCGAACGCTCCAGTGACTATCTCCCGCGCTTTATCGGGGAACTTGGCGCATATCTTCCCGAACTCGGAAACGTGCAGGAATCGCAGCGTGCCGCCACGAAATGACGTGCTGACGTAGAGTGAGCCGCCCTTCATGAATACCAGCTCTCCCGCTGAATCATTGCTGGCCGGGTTGGCTGCTCTGATTTCTGCCGGCAGACGGTCGTAGGCGTATTTTACCTTCTCGCGGAACAGGCGCTTGGCATCGTTCAGGGTGTGGGCGATCAGGGCGCACTTCGCAGCCTCAAACAACGCCGCATCCAGCTGAATGATGCAGACCTCAGTCGTGAAGCCAAGTTGGCGTGCTTTCAGGATGATGTTGCGGGTATGCATGCCTTCGAAGTATTCGAGCTGCTCCGGCGTCATCTTGAACCGGACTGGCTTGCCTTCTTTGTCGGTAATCCAGTAGAGGTTGTTCAGGCGCCAGAGTTTGTCACGCAGAAGCGCGATGTGTTCTGGCTTCATGATTACCCCTTGGCTAAATCGTCCATCAAATCGGAGAGTTTCTTCGTTGATTCATCGCCGGTTGGCCCGTCGATGTCGTACGCCTGACGCTCAAGACCAACGAGGGTTTTCAGCGTGTCGGATAAGTCTTTCATCGACTTCACGCGCCCAGGCAAGCTCGTTGCCTTCTGATAAATCTCGTTCAGCCTGTCCCTGCCGGTTTTCTCATCAGGGTTAAACATCAGCTCTCCAAGCTTACGCAAAGACTCAACATCGGCACATTGGGCTTCCAGCTCATCAAATAGTGAGTTAGCCATACCTCGTGCGCGGCGGATATCACCACGATGTTCCATGCGAACGTTGGCGATTACCTCGGCGTTAGCCTCAATCAGTATCCGCTCATTAGTAGCCGTTTCAGTGGATACCTGTCTGGATACCTCACGTTTGGATACCAGCGAATCAGCCTTGGCTTTTATCTTCGCCTTGAGGTCGCGCTCCCATCCGTCACGCTTCGCTCGCTTGTTTACGGCGCCGTGAGTAATACCATGTTGTGAGGCTATTTCGCGGATAGACATCAAACCAGCACGGTAAGCCGATTCGATGGCTTCCCAATCTGGTGATGCCATAATGTTTTCTCTGGACGGAGGTTAAATGACTACTACTTACTTACAAGCAGCAGCGATTTTGTGTGGCTTCATTGGAAGCTTTGTAATGTTCTCAAACGGTCACGTGCTTAAGCCCTATCCAGGCGGAATGTTCGCGCCAGATAACTACGAAGAAATTGCGAATCAGATAACAAGGGATAATAAACGCATTGTGTTCATGCAGCGTTTCGGGATGTTGTTTCTTTGCGTAAGCTTTGTCCTTCAGGGGGCCGCTCTAGTAATTTCAGCGTGATTCCGTTGCTACAGGCTCGAATTCCATCTTCTGCACGTCATCCGGCGCGAGGTACACCCATGCGCCGCCTTACTGGTTAGATGCTAATAAAGCCGTTTCCGATTTCGGGTTTGTGAGCATCTCACCACTTAATATAGGAATATTCCCAATGAATTTTTAATGCTAGCTTATAGTTCTCACACAAAAGGAGGCATTAAAATGATTCATACAGTCCATTTCTTATGTCCGGTTAACCCAAGCACAGTAAGCATCTTACAAGGTCATTGCCTGCAAGCTATAGCTCAAGGCGCCGTTGCTATTAATTTGCATATATCTAGTTCTGGTGGAGATGTTACATCAGGGTTTACTGCATACAACTTTATCAAAACCCTTCCGATACCAATTCATACTTATAACATTAGCAATATTGACTCTATAGCAAATGCAATTTTCCTGGCAGGTGTAAAACGTTTTGCTAATAGCGGCTCACGCTTCCTGCTTCATCCTTTCCAGTGGAATTTTGGCGGGATGCAAAGCGTGGATCACGAAAGGATGAGGGAGTGGATAGGTAGCCTAGATCATGATCTCGCACGCCTAGTCGGCATTTTCAACAAAGAAACGTCTAATGCCTCTGAAAAGGCGGATTGGGAACACCTCATCCGAACATCCACTATCTTGGCTCCAGAAAGAGCTATCGCTCTTGGACTCATTGATGGTGTGGAAGAAGCTACTATCACCGACCCCAATACTAACTGGTGGATTACCTGCTGAGTTATTTTATTCCAAGGGGGGCTGTAGTGCGCCCCCAATAACTATTGGCATCTATAGTATTCCCCCATATCGCCTCCTATTTCAGGCACATGTGGTTAATATACTCTTGCAGGTAGATCACTTGGTTAGTCAGGGTTGTGATTCCGCTTCTGAGACGCCAATAATCCCGTTCAGCATCTGCTTTAAGTCCTGCGGTGGCAGCATCGCCCATGCTGCTGGGGCCGGTGGATTGCTTCGTGCAGGTTGCGTTGAGCTGCAGCCGACGCTTGCCAGTAGCAACATCATCATGCAGCAGATCGATAGTCGCCTGAGCATCAGCTAGTTCCTTCGTGTATTTAGCGTCGAGAGAGGCAACATCGCGCTGGCGCACCTGAATGTCATCAATGGTTGCGTTAGCAAGTTTGAGCGCATCAGATGCTTTATCGCGCTGGGCTTTGTAATCGATGGCGTTGCCACGGTAGTAGAGCGCCGCGCTTCCAGCTGCAATCAACCCAGCTAGCAAGAGCAGCAGAAATACGATCGTCGCCTTAGATATCATTTGCGCTTTCCGCCAGGCAGAGAGAACGCTCCATGTCGCGGCGGTTCATAAGGCCTTTCCACTTCATGCCACCGGCATATACCCAGCGGCGCAGCTCTTCACATGCTCCAGCCTGGTCGCCAGCGTTAAGCTTTTTCAGCAGAGTAGATTTGGAGAAGGCAGAGGTGCCAACGTTATAGGTGAAGCTGTATAGCGCGGCGCGAGGATACTCACCCAGCGGCACCTTGACCATGGAATCGACGGCCTTCTTAACTGGCTGCAGGTCATTCCACATCAGGCGGTCGCATTCGCGGTCGGTATACTTCTTTCCCTTCACGATGTCAGCACCAGTATGACCATCGCAGACAGTCCATACCCCAGCCACATCTTTATAGGGTTCGTACACGCGACCCTCTACCCCATCCTTTCCACCGAGGAATACCGTTGCGATAAGCATGGCTCCGCCGCCTGCAGCAGCAATAAGCCTGTTGCGCAGTTTGTTAGACATTGCCATTGGGTTAATCCTCGGTGAGGTCGGGCGCGGTGGGCCAGCGTTGCAGCGCTTTAATCTGCGCCATTGTGGCCTTGCGTTTGTAATACCAGTTGATGCCGAGTGTGAATAGCGCAACCAGAATACCGGCCAGCACGCCAACAGCACTCCATTCATCGGGACTTAACCTGGTCAGCAGACCGTTGGCAATTGTCCCGGCAGAAGCGCCATATGCCGCGCCTGATGCCAGTTTGCTCATATCGATATTCATATACACCTCGCTGTTCGCTTGGTGCCGCCTGTAGTCGTAAGGAAAGTGCGCGCATCCCCACACAGCAATGAGGGTCTGAATAATTTTGGGATGGCGCAAAACGAAAAAAGGCCGCCAATTGGCGACCTCTTAAATTTGATGTGCCCCACCCGGCGCTTATCTCCGGCACTCTTAATGGCTTAGCTCTTGAAGGGGCGAGATAATATTCTCAGATTCCTAAAAAGGAATTTTAACTTTATTTGCTCTATTTACTATTAGTCAGCTAACCATATTCACTTGCAACACAAGATGCTCAGGTTGGCAGCTAGAATCTCGGCAATAAAAAAGGCACCGCCGAAGCAGTGCCTAAATTTTGTGTATGCGGTGCCGGGTGCCTCCCGGTGAGACAGCAAACCCGACAAAGTCCATCCCGTGCGACATATCAAGCTTTATGCTGAGTCGGATTCCACCCCTCCGCATAGGGGGATTCACCGCATCCCCAGCATTATATTCAGTTAAGATTTATCTTAAAGGGTTGCGGGTATGAATAGTTATAAACAAAAAGCCCCATCGGTTAAGACGGGGCTTTCGGCCTGATATGCGAGATGAATGATTGGACTAAAGAACAATACACATCAGGCGATTCACTTTTTACAAAAACTTTTTTCGGGTGTCAATATCGCAAAAAAGCCCCGCTAGCTGGTGAGGCTACGAGGCTCTTTAACTATCTCACTGTGATGGAATTTGTCGCTGCTGGCTCATCTAAGAACACTTACGGCAGCTTACCTTTAAATTGTGGCCAAATGGATAAAGGAAGTCAACCCCTTATTTGCAGATGGCTTCACTTTAGCTACACGTTTGCGATCGTTGAACGCATTTTGCAGTGGTTGATAAATCAGGAACAGGCTTGCGTTCAAAATCTCATCAATCTCATTGCGGCAGGTTGCAAGTGATGGTTTTCTGATGCTCTCCCCACTTCTTCCTGACATTTTGCGAGGACTTGCACACTTGTGATAGTAAGATGCGATCGCACGCTTGGAAGAGCCGTGTGCGTAGTAGCTAAGCAGGATGCCAAAGGCTTTTTTATCGATGCTCATGACGGAGTCCACGACCTGAGAAATCAAGAGTCCGTCATCATCGTTGCACATTGGCCGATATGGATATGATTGTGGTTCAACAGTAGCCATGTATTGCGCTATGACGCTGCTCTGGCGCTTTTCCAGCCTTCCTGAATACACCCACGCTCCCCACAATTCTAACCAGCTATTCAGCCAGTCATGCTGATCTTTAGTGAGATTAAGCTCGCGTACTGGCATGTTTTACCCCCATGATTTTCGCTGTGTTACGCAATATGCGGTAGTTGATTTCGAACATGCGGCGGGCGCGGTACATCCGCAGCAGTTGCCACTTCTGTCTGAGGTAGTCGGTCATGCGGCCTCCATTGAAAAATCAAATCCCATCTGGCCGCCGAACGCTTCACAGCTTTCAGAGCAAGAACCGGTGTCGTACTGGCGCATAGATGTCATTCTTGACGCGAGTTCATCCCTTCCCGTATCGGAGAACAGTGCGATCACCTGCTCCAGTGAGTTATTACTGCGGTACATAACCTTGTCGGGCTTTATGTCGAAGGCTTGAAGGGTATGGATGAAGCTCGCCGCAAGTTCTGGCTCGTCCTTAGCTGCCAGAGCTACTTTTTGGATACTCTTTTTGATGCAGAAAACGCAGTTTCCCAAGTGCTCCTGTATTTCGAGATCGAAAGGCTGTTCCTGCCACCACTCGATTACATCCTGCTTTTCGTAATCACTAATCTCCGCCAGGTATCTGATACCAGGCTTGGGTGTAGTGCGCTTAGGTTCGTCAATTCTCATTCCCAGCCATGTTGTGTAATTTCCCCGACCGAATCGCTCATCGCAGTACTTGATATATGGCACCGTCTTCATCCGGTCAGTGCAGAACGCGCCGCCGACGTATGGGTGTCCATATTTGCTGAGCATGCGCTTCCATGGCTCAAGGTCGGGACATATTTGATCGATGCTGAGTATTTCGTAGGTGCTGGGTTTGTTCATTTCCGGGTTAGGGATAACGCGGAGGCAGGTGAGTTTAATTTTCCAGTGTTCAACGATGTTACGTATAAATTCGTATGTCTTCGGGTGCTCTGCACCAGTATCCATGAATATGAATTCTGTTTCCGGGTCTCGCTCTTTCATAAGGTGAGCAAGATGTGCAGACGTTCTCCCGCCAGACAAGCTGACGACATTAATCATGCGGCCTCTCTCTGCTTATTCAGCTCACGCAGCGCAGCCCTGTAGTGCGCTCTGATGCGCTCCAGTTCTTCGCGGGTGTATCTGTGAGGTGTGTTGTTAGATTCGAGCGCTAAGACGCGCTGAAGGCCGATTTTTGCTATGAGGTTGACCCTGTATGGGCCGATGTTGCCGGAGTGGTGAACGTTACAGGCTGAACATTGGCTGTGAGCGTTATCCTCGTTGAACCTTAACTGCGAAGCCGCTGCAGTAGTCCTGAAATGCCCTGCGTGATAGCTAACTGCTGTCGTGCTGCCGCAGCTAATGCAAACGTCGCCGTCTCTCGCCCTGATGAAGTCGTTGAATGCGCGCTGGGTCATGTTCATCCAGTGGCTTAACGGTTTCACATCGGCTTTGCGCTTGTTCCATGCCGCACGCTCCTCTTTCGCCAGGCGCTTTTGCTTGCGCTCGGTGAGCTGGTTAGCGAGTTGGATGGCACACTTGGGAGAACAGACAGTTTGTAGGCTATTGCGGGGGATAAACTTCTCAGGGCAGCATTTGCATTTCTTCGGCTTCGGCGGTTTTGGCTTGATGCCTTTAGCCATTATCGTCTCCTGTCATGTCGAAATTCGGATCGGCTTCTGCCCACGCATCTACGCAGGCAGCACAGCAGTAAACTTCCTCCGTGGTGAGCAATGCAGGACAACCAGCGCACCTGATATCGGGCGTATCGACAGATGGCGTGGATTGGGACGTATTCGAAGTGTTCTGCATACCAGGCGTCCTCTTCGCAGGTGTGGCAGCTTATGCCGTGAAAGTGCTTATCTTCACTGGTGAGGATGGTGTGGCAGCGATGGCAGCGTTCACGCATTTTGAACCTCCATATATGCCTCTATGAATCCTTTCGCGACTTCCGCGTTTATCGCGTTACCGTAGGCGCGCAGTCGTCCCACTCTTTGGGGAGAGCCATTAGCCAGCGGGAATGAGCCGGGTTCAACTGGCCGCCACTTTCCATCCCGGCAGAAGAGCCAGTCAGAATTTCTCCAGAAGCCGTTAATCGGATTGGCTGAACTATCGAGGCAAAGTCCTGCAGGCGCTGCTGTATTTTCGTCCCATCCTTTCTCTTCATACTCATTGCGCTTTGCGGATTCGGCGTCCTGTCGTTGCTCGCTGCTGTTGGTGTAGGCCATCCCGCCAACTTTGCCGTTCCCGGCAGCTTCAGGCATATCTTCGGCGCCCCATCGGGATGTTTCCCGCTGTAGCAATGGGTTGACCCTGTCGCATCGTTCGCCACCGGAGTTTGCCAGCCTGCTAATTGCGCTTCCGATTGCAGGTTCATCCCCCCCTGCCTGCCGCTCGTTCCCGCTCCAGTTCCGTTGTTCGCGGTCGGCGTGGGCCACCCAGAAGAGGCGCTGTCTGATATGCGGCGCACCGAAGCCCGCAGCGCAAATATCAAGTGCTGCTGAGGCGTAGCCCGTTCCTTCCAGGTCAGCTTGTACAAGGTCGAGCCAAGCGAGTCCGTCTTTGCTTGCAACCTGCTCTCCAAAGACCGTTTCAGGTCGCAGCTTTTCGATGAGGTAGTGGAAATGGGGCCAAAGGTGCCGCTCGTCATCAAGCCCAGCGCCTTTGCCTGCGTCGCTGAAAGGTTGGCATGGGCAGCTTCCTGTCCATACTGGACGATCGTCACTCCATCCTGACTGGCGGAGGGCGTAGCTCCAGACGCCGATTCCAGCGAAGAAGTGACACTGTGTGAAGCCTCGCAAATCTCCGGGTGTAACATTCTCAATGCTCCTTTCATCAACAACGCCGGCGGCGATGTGTCCTGCTTCAATTAGGTTGCGCAGCCATTGGGCGGCGTAGGGATCGATTTCGTTGTAGTACGCTGTCATCGTGTCAGCCTCATGCGGTTCCACTTGGCGCGCAGCAATCCGTAGGTGTAGTCAAAAGTCTTCACCTCGCTGGCTGGCGGTATGGGTTTGCGTTTTGAACGGGTTCGTTTGGTAGGCTGGAATATCAGGTGGTCGATGCAGAGTTGAGTGGGTGATTTGCGCTGTCTGCTCATCTCGCCCTCGCCAGCATTGCCCGACCGCTACTCTCATTGATGCCAAGACGCTCGGAGATAATTCGCCATGACAAACCCTGCTTACGAAGTTTGGCGATGTAGTTGCACTCTTCCTGAGTGTGGTGTTTGCTTTTTCCTCTAGGCATTTTGTTTATCCTTCAGCTTTTGATATTCGCTGTCGTGCGGGATTGTCAGCGCCAGACCGAACTGCGCACACCACCGCTCAACCTGATTCAGATAGAAATGCATCTCTCCGATATCAAGGCTGGATGTGTGTCGAGGTTCGTAGGTGGTGACCTTCTCGCCGGTAACGAAGTCGGTGTAGGTGATTTCTTCGCATCCAAGATAGGTGCGCTTGAGGTTTCGCTTAACCCATTCAGGCGTGGCGTCGGCACGGCCGGACTTAATCAGATAGGCGCTGATTTCGGCGTACCACATATGGGATAAGGAGTTCTGGTTGATGCTGCGTTTTTCTTTCCAGGGCTTAACGATTAGCCGGTAGCTTTCGCCAGATTCGAGCAGAGGAAGAAGCTGTTGCCCGATGGCGCTGTAGTTCGATTTGTGCAACCGAACCCCATTTTTAGAGATATCGGTCATGTGATTTATTATGTTTATATTTAAGCGGTGCTTATTTCCCTGGTGACGTTCCTTGTTACTTATTCGGATACGGCCAGGAGTGATCTATGCCCGCAGATGAAAGGATTCCGGTTACGGCCAGATAAGCCAAAACCAGCGCGAAAATAACAATTGCTGATATTTCAAGTGTTTTGATGAAATGATGTTTAGCCATAAATATCCCTCTTCAGTTTGGGTGTATTAAACTCTCCATCTGAAAATAAGATGTTACCGGTAAAGCGCAAGTCAAATTCACACTGTGAAACATAAAGCAGAACTTATTGATTTTTTGCGATGCGAAAATTCACCTCCACTTTTGAGTCAATCATATCTGCTACTTCTGTGGCTGGTGAATTTGCTCAGGACGGATATGTAACTTTCATGCCGGCTGCCTGAACAGCTTTCACCACATCCCTTTCGTAACGGCGGTGCTGAAAAACACCCTCAACCCAATATTCGCTGTCGCTTACTTCCGGCAGAGACACGCTCCCATAATCTGGCAGAACCAGGCTGCGGCTCGCACCACGAAGACGGTTCAAGTAACCTTTTCTGACGAGAGCATTTACGTGTCCACATGCGCTGTTCTGCGACTTCCAGCCGAACTCCTTGGTAATTTCCAGTAGTGACGGGCAGCGACCATTCTCTCTGGTCGATGTGCGGATAAAATCCAGCGTTGATTGCTGTATTTCGGTGAGATATTTGTTCATGATGCGGCCCCTTCCCGGCCTTCCAGCCAGAAGAAAAACGCGCGATCGACTACAGCATCGCGATAGCCCATGTACGTTCTGCGCAGATCATGCTTATCGCCGTGCACGCTGCGGTAGAGGCGCTCAAACCTGATGCGTATACCTTCGCTCATGATGACCTCGCTGATTTCAGTTTTGCGCGGAGCATGGCAACGCCTTCGAGTGCCTTCTCGCTGGTTGATGGGATGGAGAGCTTCAGCAGTTGCTTGCGCGGTTCAGGGATTTCCTCGCCAGATTCGATGCGCTGAGCCATCTTGCGAAGCTCTGAACGACACTTTACTCGCAGCTCTGCTTCGCTGAGGTTTCCGGCGCGCATCATGCTATACAGGCCGGTGACCATCCAGTAATCAGCGTTGGTCTTCCACGGATAAAGCTCGGCTGTCTGGTAGTCACCGCGCTTCGCACAGTAGGTCATCACCATCGAATACAATTCGTCTTCGTCAGGTATGCCAGCAGCGCTGAATGACGCTTCTTTGCACCACTCAATGAACTGGCCCGGTGATGGCAGAAACGGCGAACCGCTGGCGCGTGCGTGCTTCATGCCTGCTGACAGCTGCTGCTTGCTGTGGATTCCGTTTTCGGCGAATGCGGCGATCCACTGACGCTTTGCTGCTGACTCGTCTTCAGGTCGCTTCCATGCTGTGCTGACTGATGCCGGGAAAACCTGCTTAAGGTTGGTGAATAGCGCGTCTACCAGTCGCTCGACGCCTTCATGCACGCCACGGTCCAACGGTTGCGGGCCATCTCCAGCCAGGCGGGCCAACGCACCTGCGTCGCGGTTCTGAATTGCAGATACGAGTTGTCTCATAGGAATTCATTCTCCCAGGCTTCGCGGCTATTCCAGTGCTGTGCGGTTTGCTGAGGCACTGGTGCCTGTCGGTTACGGTTAGGCTGGTTCATTTGAGCCTTGAGCGTGTCCCACTTCTCGCGAAGCTTTGCAGGACTCATCACATTGGTTTGCCAGAACTGATCGGCATTGGCCCATTTGAATACTTCGCAGATATCGTGGTGGCTTACCTTCATGGCGTTCCGCATCAGGCGGATGTCGTTCGACCAGGCTGGCCAGTTAGGTTCCTGAGCCGTTGGTGAGACGATTACCACCTTGCAGAACATCCACTCAGCAGCTTTCAGGTCGTCAGCTGTTCCCCACTTATCACCCTTGGGTGACTGAATGGCTGCATCAGGACGAAGAACTGGAAGCTGTTTGGAGGGTGAGTCAGGGGATTCGTTAGAATTCTCTGACGTAGTGTTTTTAATACTGTTCTTGTTCTTGTATTGGGTGGCTACCGTTTCCGGTAAGAGTTTTACCGATTCCGGTAAGGGTTTTACCGTTTTCGGTAACTTTTTTACCGTTTCCGGTTTGTCTAAAATCCATGCTGAAAGCTCAGTATTTACACCGACTAATTTCATCCCACCCTGTTTATGGCTGAAGATAATTTGTCTATCGGCAAGAGCTTTGATGGCGTTTGAAACATGCGTATCTTCAAGACCGGTGAGGTCGGCGATCACAGTGTTCGTTACCCTGTCCTGTTTTTTATTCCATCCGTAGGTAAGCCATATCACCGCTTCAAAACATTGCCACTCACGCCCCGACAATCTGAGGCGCGGTTTAAGCTTCTGAATCTCGTTGGCGACTTTGGTATACCCGTTGGACAGGTCGGCCATATGACCTCCTGTTTGCTCGGTTTTCTTGGGGAATGTGATGACTTTGGCGAGGCTCATGAAACCTCCCCAATGCCATAATGGGCTTTGGCTTCATTGATGATTGCAAATGCTTCCAGTGCCTGAAGGCCTGTTTCAAAGTCGAGACTGACCGCGAAAGTTTCCTCTGCCAATTCCGCTTCGCAATTCTTTGCGATCAGCTCAACCAGTTTCCGCATTTTTGCTGCGCTAAACTGCGGCATAGCTGAGCTGCGCGAAAGTTTTGTTTTACCTGCGGCCTTCACCTTGGCCATCTGCTCAATCGCCACCGCGCCAGCTTTGGGCCCATGCTCGCGTGTGAGTGCCACTGCTGTTGTCGCCGCCACGGAGCCAGACTTAACCATCTCGATCAGCTCATCGCCACAGGTCAGGAGCTGGAGGTGATGATCGACATCGGATGGTGAGCGCTTAACGCGTTTGGCGATCTCAGCCGGTTCCCATCCCTGATTAGCCAGGCGCTGATATGCCGCCGCGCGTTCCAGTGATGTTAGCGGTTTGCCCTGGCTGCTGGTTACCATGAAAGCGATGCGTTCGGCTTCGGTACCGGAAAAATCCTTGCATTCAAGGCGCGGGATTTCGGTACCGGATTCAGTCGCCAGCAACGCGCCGTGATAGCGGTGGTGACCGTCAATTATCTTGATGCCTTTGTCGGTTACCTGCACCGCCAAAGGCGGCACAAATTCACCTGCGATATAAGCATCGCGAAACTCTTCGATGTGCGCCTGATCGATTTCACGCACGTTGTAACCCGGCTCGATATACAGCTCAGAAAGCGGCACCAGAAAGGTTTTCTTAGCTGACATTTCGGTGCCGTTTTTCTCTTTAGCCTTGTAAAGCGAAAGTAAACTACTCATAATTACTCCTGTATGTTGATCCAGTTAATCCATACATCAGGCGCTGAAACTGTTCCCGCAGTTCGGCGCTTTTTCTTTTCCAATCGCAGCTGCCACCGCTTGTCGGGCAACTTCTGCAATCAGGCTTGTTTCCCACACCTTCTCCAGCAGCACGAAAACCGTCGCCATATCGCGCAGGTTTAACCGGCTAACCTTCGATTCGTGCCATCCAGCTTCATCAGCCAGAACGCGCTGACCTTTGTGTGTCAGTCGGGATCGGAGTTCTGTTTCCACTTCATTGATTAACTTGCTGTTTCTTGCGTGTTCCATGATTGATAATTCCTTTTAGTAAATTCATTGCGTGACATTGCGGTGAGCAACTCACTTGGGTTTGCTCCGGCATTTCGGCGGGAGCGGCTTCAGAGTTTTAAAGAGCGGTGTTTCTTAAGCCGCTGTTTCGGCTGATTTCATGTATCGCTGCGGATAAAGAATCTGCATCTCGGTGATCTTCCCTTTGAAGAACCGGGACAATTTCTCTGCCGTTTCGAGTGACGGAACCTGAATTCCCCTTTCGATTCGGCTTAGGTTTCCAACGTCAAGTTGCGTGGCGATGGCTACCTCAGCAATTGTCAGCTTTTTCTCTACACGCATTTTCCTTAATGGTGTTGGCATGATGCACCTCCTAAATGCGCTATACGCATAATATGCGAATCAGTAAATATGCGCAAGGCGCTTTGCGTGTCACGCATAAAAAAGGTTAAATAACCGCCATGAAAATAGGCGAAAAGATTAAACAGATTCGCAAAGCGAATAAGATGACATTGAGCGAACTTGCGTTGCGCGTTGATAGTGACGTAGGCAACCTGTCACGACTTGAGCGAGGCAAACAGGGCTACAGCGAAGCGATGGTGCAAAAAATTGCCGATGCGCTTTCTGTTCCTGTATCTGAGCTATTCTCTTCTCATGACGCTAATGATACTGTAGATACATACAGTGTTGGCTCGATTATAAAAAAGGGGAGAAATGATGTGTACAGGATTGATGTTCTTGATGTTTCAGCAAGCGCCGGTGATGGCTCGCCATCCAAGGACGTCGTTGAAGTCATAAGGTCTATTGAATATGTTCCCGATCAGGCAAGGGTCATATTCGGCAATCGTCCGGAGTCCTCTGTGAAGCTTATCAACGTTCGCGGAGACAGCATGGAGGGAACCATCGAGCCCGGCGACCTAATCTTTGTTGATGTCGCAGTGTGCAATTTCGATGGTGACGGTATCTATGTGTTCGATTTCAACGGCGACATGTTTGTTAAGCGCCTGCAGAAAGTTAAGACTGAGTTGATCGTCATATCTGACAACCCTCGCTACCGTGAGTGGAGCATATCTGAAGAAGAAATGGATATGCTTCATGTAGCTGGGCGCGTGATGCTTAGCCAGTCGCAGCAGTACCGCCGTCACGGATAACTCCCCTTTCTCAAATTAGCCCGCTATATGCGGGCTTTTTTGTGTCCGCTGCATATCTTGATTAAAAAAAAATCCCCTTCTGTTTCATACGCATAAATCACTTTGAGCCCTAATCACCCCTTTAAGATTAAATATGCGCTTGACGCATATGCGCAGTACGCATAATATTTATCCCATCAGCAGGACGCACCACCCAACAGGACGTTGGATCGCTCTTTAACATTGATGGGGTTTGTCTCCGCCGAAATGCGGGGAACCAAAGAGAAGTTGGCTTTGGGATTGGATGAATGCGCAGGCTGATGCGCACCGGGATCGCAACGTAAGTCGCAGCGGCGCAGTGATAGATGGTATGCGCGGCGCATGCCGTACAAGGTCTGGTTAGTGCCATCCAGAAAGCCGGAGATCAGCACCGGCCATCCAATCACCTAAGCCAATTACCGGAGGAACACCATGACAGTAGTCATAACTTATCTGGCCTCTGATAACGCCAGAAATCGTCGCAGAGCACGCCGTGCAGAAGCGAATGAGCATCTGAACGCAGATAACCGCCTTGCTCGCAAAATTGCAGTAGCGAGCTCTGGATGTAGCTTAAACGTAGCCCGCGCCACCTCCTCCCCTAATCTGCGAGACAAGCAGGAAGGTGGAGCAGTGTGTTTGCCTGATGTTGCGCAATTTGCAGCAGGCTATCGGAAATCTAAAGACAACGTGACGGCGAGGTGAGAAATGGCTCTTGACCACGGCATGCTAAATGTCCCGCTGGATAAGCGCGGCAACTTCCACAAAGAACTGGATGACCACCTGGCATCAGAGAAACGCCGGAAGGATGATGAGATGTTTGTTCGAAAGGATGCATTCAACACCGCTAAGCATGAAGCTAAGCGCCTCTACCCGCTCATGGATGACGACCTAATTAAGGCAGAAGCAAAACGGCGCGGTATGAAGTTGCGAGAATTCCGTGAAGTGCTAAAAGACATTCGCGATTTCAAGCCAAAGCAAGCGCCACTGGCTTTCGCACCCTTCATGAAGACCGACTAACCACCGGCCTTTTTTACGCCACCTGTTCACTAAACAGCGTGGACGCAGCAGGCATTTACTGTGTAATGATTTTTACTTGCGCCGGCAGCGCTCCGAACATTTACGTACTTCATCCCAGCACTTTTCCCACTTTTTACGCCAAGTGAATGGCCGACCACATACGGTGCAGATTTTGGTTGGGAGTTCGTTTTTCTTCACAACTTTCCTCATTCGCATAGTGTCACAGAGTAAATATGCTAGACGACTTCATTAGGCCTTCAGACCTTGCCGAGCAAGCCAGATATTTTGCACGTGGTTATGAATAGACCGCATTAAGCGGGACTATTTTTGAGAAACATCTTCATGAGGTTTGGCCTCAACAAGAATCAGCGGACATTTTCTCACCTTACATGCCTGTGAATACGCTAGCTCACATACATCACAAATGCTCCTGACCTCTGTCTGATATTCGTACTCCATGTAATAACGGAAATTTCCACCGCACGTTTTAGTTCTCCAGAAACTTAACGGTTCGAGCACTTCATCAAGTTGCCTGAAAGTCAGGCCTGTTGGGTTATGAAAACCCACTCTTACACGGTATGTAGTCATGATTTGATAATCCCTAACCCTCTGATTCTTTACAAGCCAGTTATGAATCTTGCTGTGATAGGGATTTCCTAAATAAACCCGCCTATGTGCGGGTATTTTTTTGCCCGCAGGAGAAGGAAATGAGTGAAACAACGGATTTAGCAGTACTGGAAATTAAGCCAGAACAAGCGCCAGCGTTGTATGTGCCGAACGGACTTGATGGTTATCTGGAGCAGATTCGCCAGCTGGCATCAGAAGTTCCTGACGTAAGCACCAAAAAGGGACGCGAGCGAATTGGCTCTCTGGCTCGCATGGTCGGTTCAAGCAAAAAAGCCATAGAGGAGCCCGGGCGGGTTTATCTAAAGCACCTCAAAGAGGCAGTTAAGCCGGCAGAGGAAGAGCTTCGCCGTTTCACCCGTGAGTGCGACACCATCCGAGACAAGATTTTAGCGCCGCGCACTGAGTGGGATGCTGAGCAAGACCGCATTGCTGCTGAAGAACAGATGATCGCCTGGCATGTTGAAGCGCTGGAAATGAACGAAGCGCATGACAAGGCTGCAGCTGAGAAATTTGAAGCTGACCACGAAGTAGCCCTACTCCTGAATGAGAAATTTGACCGGGACGCAGCAGAAGCAAAAGCCGAAGCTGAACGCCAGCGCATTGCCCACGATGAAGAGATTAAGCGTCAGGCTGTCGAGCAGGCACGCATTGAGGCTGAGCAGAAAGCGCAGCAGGAACGCGAAGCAGCAGCACAGCGTGAGCGTCATTTGCAGGCCAAAGCAGAGCAAGCCGAACGTGACCGCATCGCCGCGCAGGAAAGCGCTGAGCGTGAAGCCAGAGAGGCGCAGGAGCGCACTGCAAAACTGGCACAGGAAGCGCGTGAACAGGCTGAGCGTGAGAAGCAGGCAGCTATAGATGCAGAGCAGCGCAAAGCCAAAGCAGCAGAAGATGCCCGCCTGGCTGAAGAGAAGCGCATCGCCGACGAAGCAGCAGCGCGTGCTGCAAATGAAGCGCATCGCAAGAAGATTGGCGCTGAAGTTGTCACCGCTCTTTTGGGCCGTACAAGCCTAACCCGTGAGCAGGCAATTGAAGTTCTGATTGCGCTGAAAGACAACCAAATCCCTCACACCCGCATCACCTACTGATTTAACCAATTTACCAACACCAAGGAATCACCCATGCAGACTTACGCCGTCGCTGGGGCCACCCACATGGGTGACTTCGGCTTTAACACTTCACAACTTGATCGTCTCGTTCGCCGCCTCCGTTCTGGCTGGCGCTCGCTTATCGACACATTAAACCAGCCGGGTAAACCATGAAGAAAAATCACTTCAGAAAAGCACAGGAGCTTTCACGTGAAGCGGTCCTGTATAGCAGCGCCGCAAAATGGGCGGTGGCGATGAACCTGTTGAGGAGTGCGCTGGCATGAAGATCAAAATCGAATGCGGAGAAATTGAAACCCGCGCCGGACAACGCCCCGGAATGATGATCGCCGAAATAACAGAGGTGTCTCTACTCGATTTCGACGGCAAGAAAGTTCTCAACCAGCTAGATATCAGGGACGTCATGGAATGGCTTTCTGAGCAGGGCTACACAATTCATCAGGAGAAAGCGGCATGAACGATGACGACGCAGCATTTATTGAATTCATGCAGGGTGCGCTGGGCGACCTGTCCAACCCTATGACATACGAGCAAGCCGCAAAGGATGCGATTGCCGATCACCGCACGGAACGCCAGTTTGAAATGATGGGAGGCACGAATGAGCGTCTATAAAGCGATTAGCGCAGTAGCTAAGGAAATGGCCGAGCAAGGCATAAGCAAGGATCGCGAGAACCGGCAGCAAGGTTTCAATTTCCGTGGCATTGACCAGGTTTATAACGCGCTTGCGCCTATGCTGGCAAAGCATGGTCTTGTCATTCTACCCCGCATTACAGAGCGAACAGTTACTGAGCGGATGACTGCAAAAGGCGGCGTGCTGTTCTATGTGGTCGTCAAGGCAGAGTTTGATTTTGTCGCCACCGAGGACGGCAGTAAGCACACGGTCGTGACCTATGGCGAGGCTATGGATAGTGGCGACAAGGCTACCAACAAAGCAATGTCGATCGCCTACAAATACGCTGCATTTCAGACCTTCTGCATCCCAACCGAACAGACAGCAATCGATGCTGATGCAGAGATTCATCATCCTTCCCCGCGTCACCCTGATGAAATACTTGCTGACTTCACCGCTCAAGCAGCTGAGTGCGCAAGCCTTGAGGATTTGAAGGGTATCTACAAACCAGCGTGGAACGCGTTGGCATCATCGGCTGAGCATCAGCAGAAGTGTGTTGAAGTGTTCCAGATACGCGGCAAAGAACTTAATAAGGCGGCATAAATGAGCAGCAGAGGCGTCAACAAAGTAATTTTAGTGGGCAATCTTGGGCAAGACCCGGAAATTCGTTACATGCCAAACGGTGGTGCGGTCGCCAATATTACCCTCGCGACTTCGGAGAGCTGGCGCGACAAAAGCACAGGTGAGCAAAAAGAAATCACCGAATGGCATCGCGTAATTCTGTTCGGAAAGCTGGCAGAAGTTGCTGGCGAGTACCTTCGCAAAGGTTCGCAGATTTACATCGAAGGCAAGCTTCGCACCCGAAAATGGCAAGACCAGTCAGGCCAGGACAAATACACAACGGAAGTGATCGTGAATGTCGGCGGCATCATGCAGATGCTGGGCGGCAAGCAGGAAGGTGGCTCGGGAAACCGACAGCAGCAATCATCGCCGCAGCAGCGCCAAGCTGGGCCATTTACTCCACCGGCGAATAATGAACCACCGATGGACTTTGACGACGACATACCCTTCTGATTTAACCCACCAATAAGGCCGCCACCATGGAAATGACACCGCAAGAAGCGGCGCATTACGCACGCCTGAATGATGCCGATCGCACAAAGTACATCGCTCTTCTTCAGAGCCAGCGGGAGCGCCAGAGATTGATGCAGGAAGCGTTAAGCAGTGTCGTGGCGGCCTTGAAGGCATCGAATGAGGGAAAGGAGCACCCTCGCCTGCTTACACCACAGAGAAAGGAATATCTCTACATCAAAGAGCTTGAGCGCCGCGAGCATTACGTCATGGCTAAGCGTCCGCTGCTGCCACAAATCATCGTGACGAGGAAGGTAGACGATTACGAATGGCGCGACTTTACCAACACCATGCGCGGACGCTTCGGCGCTCAGTTGCAAGAGTAGCGGCACAGCGCCGCGCCAGATTAATCGACGCTGGCCTGTACCCGGTTGGCGAATGAGGGGAAAGTGATGAGTGAAGAAACTGAAATTCCGCAGGAGCGACTGGACTTCGAGCGATGGTATTTGAAGCACTGGCAATCAGCCGGCTTGTGGTCAAAGGAAACCACAATTGAAGATGTAATCGAGCAGCGTGACGGTGATGGATATTTGCGGCATTACATGAACGGCTGCTGGATAGGATGGCAGGCTCGCGCCGGCAACTTCGAAGGAGCCACCCATGACTAACAACCAGCAACTTGCAGCACATTGCCGCGACGTTATAGCCAATCCGCAAGACCATCTGGATTGGGTGGTGGATATGGCTAGAGTGGCGCTGGCGAGTCTGGAGGCCAAGCCGGTTGCGTACGCTGATTCAAAAGCCATTATCCGCATGTTGGAGGGAGGAACGCGATTCTTCACGGCGTTCCCAGAAACATCAAAAACAAAGATCATACCAGTATTCATTTACGCTCCAGTTACAGCGATGAAGTTTCCAGGATTCAAATCGGAAGATATCAACTTTGCTGCGCATCGCATCGAGGCAATAGCGTGGAACCGCTGCATCAAGGAGTTTAAGCGCCTGAACGGAGTGGAATCATGATGACCGAAGAGCAGAAGCAGCAACTAATCGATCGCTGCCAGAAGCACATAACTTGGCTGCTGACACTTACGCCAGAAGCGATGACGGTATGTAACTCAGTAAAGGAGCAGCTTGATATTTATGGCATCGCCCTTGCCGCACTCACCCAGCATGCAAGCCAGGCTTTGAAGATGCCTGACATAGTCGATTTCTCAGATTTAGATTCGGTGAGCAAAGACGTGGAGGATATGGTATCGATAGCGGAATGCCGCGGATGGAATGCCTGCATTGCTGAAACAAAGAGCCTCAACGCCCCACACACAGCACAGATAGAGCCTAAATGTGCCACAGGTGGTGCAGAGTGGCTGAATCCTGTGCCTAGTGAATTGCAGCAGGTTTTGCTTGAGCTACGAACCTATAACCCCAAAGCTGATGAGTATGGCGGGAAGTACAATATTCCGGGTTGGGCTGACCGAATCGAGAAATCGCTTGGCATCAACTCCGCATCCCCAGATGCCTAATCACGCTACAGGGTCATCAATCTCTTCTACCAGCTCATCACCCTGATTATGGATATTCCCGACCTTCTTGCTGACCGGATGCCAGGCGAAATCTTTCTCTGGTACCGCAGCATCATGGGCGATTTCCTGCGCGCGCTCAGGAGTGGTTTCTTCGCTTAGCCATTCACGTACAGCATCAGCAGTCAGTACCAGCGGGCGCCGGTCATGGATATCGACTATGCCCTTGTTGCTTGATGATGTGACGATGACGAAGCCCTCTTTATCGTGGTCTTTGCCATATGGCGCATTGCCAATGGCGGCGAAGAACAGCGGCGTTTTTTTCTTGTGGTAGATGAAGTAAGGCTGCTTTTTGTCGCCGTCCTTCTTCCATTCATACCAGCCATCTGCCGGAACAATGGCGCGGCCGTGATTCCACAGTGGTTTGAACATACGCCCGGTGGCAGCAGTTTCGCCGCGGGCATTGATAAGCGGCTGTTTATCCCACCACTCAGGACCGTAGCCCCAATACACCGGGTCGAGATGCAGCGCTTCGTCACGCTCGTTGAGCAATAGCACTTTCGTACCGGGGGCGACGTTAAACCGCCCTATCAGCTCATGGTCAAACTGGATTTCGTCAGCCTTAAGGCAAAGCGACTCAAAATAATCATCTCTGCTGCTGTACTGCGCGAATCGTCCACACATATGTATCTCCTGTTTTAATCGTAGCTCAAGAAAATTATTGTTCTTGAGCAGCCAAATGATCAGGAGTAAAAGGAGATAAAAGTAGAATCTAAGGATAAAAAAATGAGTGCGGTAATTAGTCAGTGCACAAAGTTCCGTTATAGATTGGACAGGACAGTTTCTACACAAGGTCAAGCGTTCGCTTTTTTTGGTGTTAACCCTTCATATGCAGACGCCATGATTGATGATAATACCATAACTAGAATGCGCAGCTTTACCCTTAGCCATCAAGGCTCGAGATTTATAGTTGGCAATGTATTCTCCTTTCGCTCTACCGATGTATCGAAATTGGCGCTTGCTGATGATTGTTTTGGTCGAGAACACGACTTTTACATTTCAAAAATTTTAGATGAAGCTGACATCTTAATTCCATGCTGGGGCAGCAGAAATAAGTTACCCCGCCATCTGCATTTTCATTTAGACAACATGCTAGAAATGTTGATTAAAACTGGAAAGCCTGTTTTATCTTTTGGCCGAACGGCTTCCGGTGACCCAAAGCATCCATTAATGCTTGCTGGCTCAACTAGACTTTTGCCTTGGATGGAATTTCAGTGAATTGCCAAAATTTAGCAGTATGTAGCAGAGAAGAACGCGACAGGATTAACGTCGATTTAGCCGTATCAGGAGTGGCTTACAAGGAGCGCATGAACCTGCCGGTTATCGTCCCGGAAGTGGAGATGCAGCAGCCGGAAGCGTTGCGCGAATACTTCAAAGCGCTTGCAGCATTACAGGAACGTTGCGCTGCAGTTCCCGCGCGGCACTGACACGGTTTATCAGAAGGAGGAGATGTGAGTTTGGATGCCAATAGTTGGTCAGCTATAGCCTCAGCATTTGCAGCAGCAGGAAGCTTAGCCGTAGCGGGCTTTAGTTATTATCAGCAGCGAGCAAATAATAGGAATAGTGAAGTTGAAAAAAATATTGATAGGCTCATAGCCTTGGCTGGGCAAGCAAATTCGATATCTTCCCTTAAGGATTCTTCGGAAAGAGATTTTCGACAAGCAGCAAATCTAAGCTATGCCATTGACGCTGCTGCCACGAGAATAATTAAACTTATCGACAAGCTAAAATTGGGCGATGATGAGTCGAGAGAAATAGCAGGCTATTTCACAGATCACCTATCATTCATAGTATTGGAAGAGCTTCGGACGAAAGAGCTTCCACAATTCAAAATGGACGTAAGCTATAGCATCGACGATGTTCAACATATCCAGTTTATATGGAAAAGAGCTGCAGATTTTTTGCTACACAATAAGCGTCCTGACTAAATAATTGAACCTGCTCCGGCAGGTTTTTTTCGCCCACCCCCCACCCCATTAACCCTGTCGCGCTCTGCGTGAGGAGTTGTTATGTCCAGAGATGAAGCGATTGCCGCTTTGAAGGAATGCCTAAATTATGGTGACAAGGAATTAGCACATATCGAAGCCGACCATATTTTATGTGTGCTTCTGGAACAGGAGGGCTTCGATGATGTGGTTAAAGAATTCACAAAATTAGATAAGTGGTATGCATGACCACCACCTGCGAAGACATCACCCCGGCTGAGGTCGTTATCGATTTCAGCCTTCTCGCTGCAGTAATCATCGCTTTTATCCTCGGCAAACCACCTAAAGAGTGAATGTGGCTATATGGTCACACCTGTTCTTAATGGGTGGGGTTGTTGCTATATACCGACATAATCATCAATTTTTAATTTGAGGAAACCTTATGAGCCTCGATTGCGTCCCGATTTCCACGTATTGCAAAAACACCGGTGAATCAGAGGAAGCCATTAACAAACGGATACAAAGGAAGATCTGGAGGATGGGCATTCACGTATTAAAAGTGGACGGCGTCCGGGAACGGTGGGTTGATTTAGATGAGGTGAACAGATGGGCCAGAAAAGGGAAGGATCCGCTTTGCCGCGTGGAATAACATTAAGGCGACATAAAACAGGCGATACGCTGCAGTTAACATTTACGTTCAACGGCGTTCTATGCCGGGAGCCGCTTTCAGGGATGGAAGTGAATCCGCGCAATATCAGGTATGCTGAGCGTTATCTGGGCGAAATTCAGAACCGCATATCGACGGGGGATTTTAACTATCTGCAGTACTTCCCCCGGTCAAAAAAGGCAGCACTGTTCGGGCACCAAAAAAAGAAGAAAACGGTAAAGGATTACCTGGAGGAATATCTGGTCATCAGCGAAAACCGCAACCTGTCACCCTCGACTCTGGATGGCTACCGTAAATGTCTACGTGCGTTGCGAGTATTGCACAACATCTATGTGACTGAGCTAACGCCGGCGGCGCTTAAAAGTTGGGTGTCTTGCCAGAGAACCAAACTCAAGACAATCCGTAATCGGCTGTCATTCCTGCGAAGCGCGATTGATGAGGCTGTGACTGACGGGCTTATTAATGACAACCCAGTAGCACACATCAGTGCTTCGCGTTATTTCTCTGTGGAGTCCGGCAACACTGAGGAATACGAAGTAGATCCGTTTACGCCAGATGAAATCAAAGTCATATATCTGAATTGCCGGTTCCCTCAGTGGAAGACCACGTTCCAGTTCGCATTCAATACCGGCGTGCGCCCTTCTGAACTTTGCGCCCTGAAATGGACGGACATCGACTTTAAGAAGCGAACCGCATTTGTTCAGAATGCCGTCGTGGAAGGCGTTTATAAGGGAACGAAAACAAAGTCTGGCACCCGCAAGGTTGAGCTAAACGATGAGGCGTTGCTGGCGTTGAGCGAGCAGAAGCAGTTTACCTTTATGAAAAGCGTGTATGTGTTCGAGGATCCGCGCACAGGTGAACCATGGACAGGCTCTAAAGCCATTCACCAGAAAGCATGGCGCTATGTGATGAAGGATTCCCGCATCCGCTACCGAAACCCCTATCAGACTCGTCATACCTTCGCGACTATGCACATTAGCGCCGGTGTAAACCTTTTCTGGCTGTGCAAACAAATGGGTCACAAAGGGCCGGATATGCTGTTCAGAAATTACGGCTCATACCTCGCTGACTATGACGGTCACTTGACTCGGCCAGGGATCAAAACTGGCAGCGAATAACGCCTCTTTTTTATGAACAATGCACGTATAATGCACGCGCTAAAGGATCGTCAAATGATTGATAACATATTCAATAAGTTAGAAAGAATTGTGCGCGGGTTCGAATCCCCCTCTCACCGCCATATTTTGAAGAAGAGTCTGAACGCAAGTTCAGACTTTTTTTTTTTGCATATTCTGCAAAGAGAGGGGGTGAGAAGCCCCGACGGGGTTCGACAACTGGCGCAGCCAGTTGGACAGCGGAGCCTGCGACGCTGCCCGCAGGGTGAGCGCAGCGAATCAATCCCCCTCTCACCGCCACATTCTAAAGAAGAGTCTGAACGCAAGTTCAGACTTTTTTTTTGCATATTCTACAAAGAGAGGGGATGA